TCACTTTCGGCGCTCTTGAGCGGCGCGTGAGAGCGCTTTGCGGCTGGCCCGAGAGCGATAGTAAGCCACCATCTCTGCGCTTTGGTTCGTAACGGCTTGAATTTCGGCATCACTGCAACCAGCCTCGGCGAGGCGGATGATAGAGAGTTTGCGCAGGCCATGCAGAACGTACTTCTTCGCCTCCGGGCCGAGTGCATCGCGCCATGTGCGAAATGATGAAGAGATCGACCAGTAGCCTCGGGGCTCTGTAAGGTTCTTCGCTAAAACGTAAGCTCCGTTGCGTGGCGCTCGCGAGATGAACTCGCGCAGGGCTGGAGGACAATAAACATCAATCCGTTCGTCGCTCTTCTCATCAAGGACGCTCATCCATTCGCCGTCAAAGTGTGCGAACTTCATGTGAATGGCCGCATTGGGTCTCTGACCTGTCCCTAGGATCAATTCAGCGGCAGTGCGCACATGTTCCGGCGCATCCTTGAGCTTGTCGACCATCCATTCCGGCCAGGGCTCATACTCGCTCTGCTTACCGAAGTGTTCAATGCCTTTCGCTGGATTTGGACCGAGGGGCCAGTCTAGTTTCTCGGCGCCATAGTTCCAAAGAAGGCTCACGGTCTGCAGATACTTGTCCGCTTTCCTCGGAGTTTCGGACATCTTGGAGTGCGCGGTTCGAATTGCTTGGCGTGTGGTTCGCCTCACGTCCTTGTCACTGTTCTTATCAAGTATGGCTTCCATCGTTCTGGAATAGCTGCGCTTTGTTCCATCCGCCAATCGAGACTGAACACGCGGATCTTCGCGCCACGCGGTGATAAGTTGCCGCCACGTGTACTTCGCCGGAGCTGTCTGTTTTTTGTGTTTGCCAGCTCGGCACTGCCAATAAAGCATGTCGAGGCGCTCAGAGTCGCCCCGCCAGTCCAGCTTTGTCGTTCGCTGCTTTCTCTTGCCGCCCTCTGTCCAGTTCACACGGTGATAGGGCACCCAGATCGAGTTGCGGGTGTCCCATTTCCAAACAAGCCCCGGCTTGACGATACGTGGCTTATTCGGGCGTCTCACAGTTCAAAGTCCTCGCTGGGCCGGGCCGCGTTGCCGTTTAGTATGGCAAGCAGGTCTTCGGATTTCCACCTCTCCACATCATCAGCGATAATGACGGGTTTCGGCAAAGCCCCGCGGCTCACAAGATCCCGGAATTTGGCAACGGGCATATCGAGGTATGCGGCAGCGTTGGCCTCCCTCAGGGCGGCAGGGGTAACACTCACCATCAAGCGGCCTCCTTCTTCTGGCCCTCTGCGGGCTTGGCGTATTCTACGACGTGCTCCAGATCGTCCCACGTGCGATTGATCTCGATGAGATCCCCGGATCGTATCGCGCGACGGTGAGCCTCAATGCGCTGGCGTAAGAGCGTTTGCGGGCTCACTGCGAGTCCTCCATCTCGATAAGGTGCGAACAGTTGGCGCGCACCAGCGCCTCGGCCACTGGTGGGCAGACGCTATTGCCCACGCACCGGACCTGCACGTCCTTGGGGAACGTGGAAAAGGTCCAGTCATCGCTTTCCTGCTTCCAAATTCCCTCGATCACGTAGTCTGCAGGGAAGCCTTGGGCGTTGAAGAGCTCTCGCGGGGTGAGCATGCGCATACCGACATCTACGATGATGAAAGCTTGCCCCTCGATCTCGAGTGTGACGAACTCGCGTTCATCCCAAAGGCCATGGTCGCGCATCAGGCTTGCGACTTGGCGGGCGCGCTCCGTATGGGCGTCAGTGAACGGTGGAGCTGGGATCACATCCGCTTGGCAATGCGCCATGCGATCCTTGACTGTGATAGTGTGCAGCGGAGCGTCCGCGCGCGCTCCATCACCGGTGCCGTAATATTTGGCGAAGAACGCGGCCACCGGCGTCTGCTGGCTCCCGCTGCCGGTGACGGTGGAAATCGGCTCGCGGGGATCATGGCCACTGTGCCCCGCCATGCGCGGTCCGCCGTTTTGCTGGGCGAGAAAGGCCGAGAACAGGCTGTTCTGGTCCTTTTTGCTCGCGCAGATCGTATGATGCGGGTCCAGCATAGAGCGATTGGCTCCGCCCTGTTGTGCGTAGGTCAAGACGGGGGCCATGAGAGCGGAGTGGCCGCCTCCGGCCAGAACGGTCGGATGAGGTGCGTCTGCAGCACGATCCCGGCGCGCAGTGCCTTTCAGGCTCATCAGGTGGGGCGCGCAAAGCGTAAGGCCTGCGCCGCCCGCCGTGACGGTGTGGGTGGGCTTCGTTACCTCCTGCCAAGGCTTCAGGCTGTTGCGCATGGTGGCAAGGTACGGTGCCAGCACTCCAAGCGGGGCGGCACCACCTGGGCGCTTGATGAAGCTGTTTGCCGGGACCGTTGCGAGGGGAGATTTGATTTGGTGTCCGGTTCCGCCAGTGGTGAAACGTGCAATGCTGGGGGCAATGAGTGCGTTTGAAACGCCTCCGGCCGTTACAACGCCATATGGATCGGTCAGTGGGTATTTTCGACGACCGCCGCTATCGCCATGCGCGACGCTGACAAGGGAGGGCGCAACAATCGCCTTTTCGCCCCGGTTGGCCCCCGTGATTGTCTTGAAGGGTTCTGCGACGTCCTCGACGCGCCCGCCGTGGGTCAGGTTCACCAGAAACGGACGCTCAGCCTGCAGAACATAGCGATGCAGGCCACGAGCCACGCGCGCAAGCGTGTTGTGGGCCAGAGGGCGCACCGAGCGCAGTCCGTATTTTTCCATGATCTCGGCCTTGCTGTCGAAAATCGAGGGGCAAGGGTGACTCCAGTCGATACATTCTGCTGCGGTTCGCCACGGTTTGAGCTTGCCCGACTTCACCTCGGCGCTGTTGGGATCGCCGTGTGTGGGCGTGGGCCAACTGACAGGCTCCCCATCAAAGCGGATCGCCACAAATAGGCGCTTGCGAATTGTTGGCGCTCCGTAGTCACAGCCTCGGAGTTCTCTTCGCTCTAGCTTGCCACCAAGGCTGCGGATCTTTTTGCACCACGCTTCGAACGTTTCCCCCTTGCGCTCTGGGCACGGCATCAGGCCTTTGTCGGTCTCGATCAGTGGCCCCCAGCCAGCGAACTCCTCGACATTCTCCATAAGAACTACGTCGACCTTGCCGCCGCTCTTCTGAATCCTTTCGATCCAGCCCGGAATAATCCAAGCGAGATCGCGGATGTTGCGAGCTACCGGCTTACCGCCCTTGGCCTTGGAGAAGTGCTTGCAATCGGGGCTGAACCACATCAGGCCGATGTGCTTTCCACTCAAATGCTCAAGCGGGTCAATGCGATATACGTTCTCCGAAAGGTGTAACGCCTCGGGGTGGTTCGCTTCATGTAGCGCAAGCGCTGCCGGATCATGATTGATCGCGATATCCGGACTACGGTCGAGAGCGAGCTCAATGCCAGTGCTGGCCCCGCCGCCGCCCGCAAAGCTGTCGACAATCAAGGGGCGCTCGTAAACCCGCGCTGCGTCAAGGAATTCAAGGGGAAGCTGTGCGGTCATGCTGCGGTCTTCTCTCGCTTGGTGTGTGCCCAGGTAAGGAACTCAGGACGGGGTTTCGGTAAGGCGCGCCATTCGCTGTATAGGCGGGCCGCTTCGTTCTCTTTCTCGGACTCGGTGGGCATCTCAGCGAGGCACGACCGTGCCATCTACCTTGCGTTTCCATTTGCTGGCCTTTGATCCGGGCAGGGTGCCTTTGGGCTTGTGCAGTCCGAGAGACTTGTTCCGCTTCCGGGCCTCGACTGATTTTTGCGCCACGTCCTGCTTTGTTTTCAGCGAGTGGCATGGGCGGCGTAAGGCGCGCAGATTGCTTTCCCTGTTCTCGCCACCAAGGATCAGGGCGGTTTCATGATCGAACTCGATAGCTTCGCCAGCCGCGCCGAGCTTCACGCCACAGCCGCAGGCGCAGATGCCATCCTGCGCCATGATGATCCGTGCCTTTACGCGAGCCGGGGCAGGGGTGGCGTCGGTTTTGCCGATCCATTCGGCAACAGGGCGTGTCATGCTGCGCTCCCGTAACCGCGCTCAGCGGCGCGCTGGTTGGCGTTCAGGCTACGCCAAAACTCGATCTGCTGTTTCGCGGCCTCTCGTAGTGCGCGCAGCTTCTCGTATTCGCCAGCCACGAGAGCCAGCTCGTTCACGGCTGAGAGATACTGCTGGCTCGCATATGCCTCTCGCTCTTGGGCCGCAGCGCTCTTTTCGTCGCTGTGCTTCATTGCCATTGCCTTCACCACGCGAAGCATGTTTTCCGCTTTAGTGAGGTCGGCCTTGGCAGCAGCTATCTCTGCCGCGCTATCGATCAGATATTGAGTGGCTTTTTGGGCCTTGTTCATAGCGTCATGCATCAGTTCGGCCTCGTGATTGTTTCGGATTTCACGGCGTCATTGAGGATGCGAATGCTCATGCGAAACTCGAGCGCAACCTCTGCAATCAGGGCGTCATGATCTGCGCCTTGAGGCGTGTTCATAGCCGCCTTCTCACGGCGGAAGTATTCGGCAACGGCGGCGCGGGTGGTCATCAGTAGCCCGCCGCGAGAAAGCGCTTGTGGATCTCACGAGTGCGCCACACATCGTCCTTGCAGTATTCAGCAATTTTGTCGTGTTCGCCTGCCGCCCATGCTGCAGCCACCTGAGAGCCGTCAAAACCGTCCTTGCCCTGAATTCCGAGGATCTGGCAGAGTTCGTCCATGCTGATGCGGTTGGTGCCGCCAGCCCATGCAGCCATTGTGTCCACAATAGACCGGTCCCAGGGTTTTGGGTCGCGAGGGAAGCTGCAAGACGCCGGCATCTTTACGCCGAGATAGATCGCCCGCTTGCGAAGAAACCCAATGTCGAACCCGGCGATGTTATGACCCACAAGCGTTTCACTGTGGTAGGGATCCAGATCACCGAAGAAGTCGGCTAAGATGCTCCGCTCGTCTGCAGTGGTTTTTGCGTGGCGCACTGCAACAGGGCCGTCATTCCTTGCCCATGCAATAGTGCAGACGTGCCCGCGACCTCCGTCAAAGCTGGTCTTGGAGAGCGCTTCGATTGCAGCGCTCTTGCGGTTTTCGGCAAGCCACTTCTCTATGCTCTCCGGCTTTTTCAGGTTTGCCGGAGGCTTCACCTTGCGTTCAAGGTCGATCAGGTAGCTTTCATCCTGACATGGGATAGTCTCAATGTCGAAGTAGACGAAACTGTGGGAAGCGTAGGCTTCCTGAATGGCGGACATATCAAGCGGCATTGCTTTTCTCCTTTGTGGCTTTACTCGGCGGCCATAGCTGGGCTTTCCGGCTCGTCTGCATCGTCAAACTCCGGGATTTCATCGTCCAATTCGTCAGCAAGCGCCGCACTCGGATCGACGTACTCCCTCGCTTCAGGATCGAAGTCGAAGCCAAGCTCTTTCGCGCGCGCGACCACCATCTTCTGAATATCCTTGCCCGCCTTCTTGGCTCGACCCAGAACGCCGTTGATCTCCTCGGCGCTGGTCATTTCAGGCAGCTTGGTGGCGAACCAATCAATCTCAGCCTTGCGTTGCACCTGCTCCTCGGAAAGCGCGTTCATGCCTTCCTTGATCTGGGTGATGATGTCGGAGAGGCAGGTGGCATATGTTTCTGCCGACGCTTCCGGAATGGGCATCGCGCCAATGTTAGCCGGGTCTTTTCCGAATGATGTTTCAGTAGGGGAAAAGATCAGGTGACGTTCGCGGTTGTAAATCGAGATGCGTGCGATCACATCGCTGTCTGTAAGCACTAGATCCTTGGATCCGCCTGAGATTTTCAAGCGCTCCTTGATGGCGTCTCCGTCCGCTTTTTCGTCCATGTGAGAGATCAGCACCACGTCCTTGCCGAAGCTGCGCAGGAGCTTGAGAAATGCGGAAAACCTGACGCCAAGTTGCCCCCATCCTTGCTGGTTCAAGGCACCGCCATATGAGAGTTTCGAGTTCGCGCGGATGATATCAGCCGACAGGGTGTCCAGCGCCTTGCCCACAGTGTCGATCACAATGGTGTCGTAGGCGGCGAGATCTCCTGCAGAGATGCCTGCCACATCGCGCCAGTCTTCGACTTGCACAACATCTTTGCGATCAACGGCGCGGTGAGCGCCTTTGTCAAAGTCCAGAAGCAGCGGGCGACTTGCTGTGAAGGCGAGGCTGGTTTTGCCAAGCCCAGGCTGGGAATAGATGGTGACACAAAGGTTCTTCACCTCAATCACCTCATCCGATTTTGTAATTTTCAGAGTCATGTCGTGTCTCCTTGGAATAAAAGGCCCCGGCGGTTTCGGGTTAGGGAGGAGGAAACCCTCACCGCCGGGGAAGTTGCGGACGCGAAGTGATGCGCCCGACAGGGAGGTTCAATAAGGCTGAGAGAGGCTGGCGCCGACTGACACTGCGGTCAGGATTGCGACGAAGATCATCAGCGCCCAGAACGTCAGCGTGAGCGTCCAGTTCTTCTGGTCATGATTGCGAGACGCATTTCGCTCTCGGTTCATCCGTTCCAGATGCTTTCCCATGCCTGGATGATCTCCAAGGCCCCGGCGGCGCGTGCTGTGCGTGCCGTGAGTAGTGGACTTTGCCGCCGGGGTGCGAATGGGGGTGACGTTGGAAAGGTGGCTCATGCCGCGCCCTCCCGGTCAAGAGGGTAGGGATCTCCTACCTGTGCCAGAACCAAGCGGGCTCTCTCCGCGCTTCTGCGGCAGCTGGAGGTCCGGGCGATGTCTTCCAGCGCCATTGTCAGCCGGTTGACCTGCACGCCGCGCTCATAAGCCACGTCTGTGACGGAGTTGGCGCGCATGCGTGTGTGAACGTCTTGGTAGCTCATGTCTTCGACCTCACTCCGCTGCCTGAATGTGCTGTTTTGCCGCCTTGCGGTATCTGGCTGCCTGAGAAAGCGCGAGCGCCACATCCGCGCCACCGAGAAGGCGATTTTCACGAGCCTTGCGAATAAACTCGCCAGCGATGAACTTCGCCTTTTCTGGACTGGTGATGCGGTTGATCGTCTGAGCTGCGCCTGCCAACCCGTTGTCAACGAGTTTCGCGCGGTGATGCTCCATTGGGTTAGAGCCTGCATTGATGAATGCAAGAACTCGGTGCTGAACAGCGGTAGAGCTCTGGACATCACTCAGAGTGAGCCACGGGCAGTTTTTCGCTTTGCTATATGCTGCAACTTGCGTTGCGGAGATGACTGGCTTCGAACTGGTAAGGTCGAAATCTTGAACTTGCATGTCGTGGCTCCCTTTGTTGCCCCGCGATCTGCGCCAGCGGCGCGACTTCGGTGGGGCTGTTGGGAATACACATAAGCGGTAAAATTACCGCCGTCAACATAAAAGCGGTTTATTTACCGCTTTCGTGTCGCATCCTGCACCTCACCATGCTACAACGGGTTTGCCGCAAAGCGCTGCGCTGGGTTCGGATAGCCTTTCCACACAGGCGACTCCGTTCCCGGCGCAGAAATCACCGCGAGGTGCGCGCAAAGAAAAACCCCGCCGGAGCGGGGTTCCTGTCGCTTGATCGATGTGAAAATTAGTGAATGTGAGAGATGTTGTCTGCTGGGGTTGTGTGGGCAAGCATGCCGGAAGGCTGCCAAGATCCCGTATTTTGCCGAATTGCTTTCTCCAAAGCAGCCTCAAGCGATTTGATGTGCTGGTCTGCCAGCTCGACTCGGTCCAGCGCAACCTTCAATGCTTCCATGAGTGAATCCATCCGCTTCGCATTTTCGGATGAGGAATCCCCAGGTGCTGGGATTGACGCGCCGCGCTCTTTCTGAACTTCGATCCAAGCATCAAAGGCGTCCTTGGCGTTCACGAGCGCTTCTTCTGGAGTGTCTCCGTCGGACATGCATCCCGGAAGGTCCGGATAAAGTGCAATGTATCCGCCGCCATCTTCATCGGGCAGCGGTGCGATCACGATGGGGTATTCAGACATTACTGCTATCCTTAGATTGCATTTCGGCGTGGGCGTCAGAGTAGCTCACAAGGTTCTTAATATATAGTGCCCTAATCGGGCGCTTGTAGGGCACGCAGAGTGAGTCGCGCAAGTATTTGCTCGACACAACGTAGTGACTGCTACCGTTTGGCTTCCGGACGTCTAGTCCAATTTTTTTGCATAGCGTTTCGACTTGGGTAATTGTCCAGTCATCGCGAGGGTTCGCGCGCATTCGCTCCAAGAGTGATTTTTTAGGGGCCATCTCACCTCAAAATTTGATAAGTTTACTTCTTCCTCGCAAACTCCGCAGGCCAGTGCAGGCGCACGCGGGCGGCCCACTTGAGGCGCACGTTCCACATGTTTGCGCCGGTGGGGTTGAGCGAGATCAGGTGGAACAGGCCCGGCTCATCACCCGCTTTGACTTGCTTCACCCAGCCCATGCCGTCCGCGTCTTCGCAAACGCACTTGTAGCCGACCACGTCGTCGGGAACGCTGTCATGACCGTTGCGCGAGTAGAACAGTAGATCCCCAGCGGAATATACTGGCTCCATACTGTCACCTTCAACCTCAACCGCTACAACGCCGTGCGGTCCAATACCAGGTGGGCACTCGACCTGTGGGCCATCGCCTTTCTCGTAGGCGTCGAAAACAGGGACTTGAGAGCCAGCACCTACTTTGCCCGCGATCGAGATGGTGGGGGTTTTACTCTCGCCTATACCGTGAAGCAGCCAGAGTTCTGAGACACCTAATGTCGAGGCAACTTTGCTGATTGAACTGACGTTCGCTCCGGCGTTGTCGTCTCCAGCTTCAAAGCGCCTTCTCCAATTTCGAATGCCGTCCTTTGACATTCCAGATTGGAGCGCCAAGGCCTGCTCGGACAACTTCAGCTCTTCACGGCGCTCGGTGATCCGAGCCAAAATCTCACCCATATCCATGGGGGTAATATTACCGCAGGTGTGGATCTGCGAAGAGCGGTAAGATGACCGTTGACGAAGCGGTAAAAAAACCGCATGATCCGGCTCATGATGACAATCCATGCTCTCTTGGCCGTCGCTGACGCCTATAAAATCGCTGCTTCGGTCGAGCATGACCGGACGGTTTCTCATCGTGTTTTTGAGGATAGCAAGAAGCTATCCGCTCTCCGGGGTGGGGCGGGGATAGACGTCCGCCGTTTCAACAATGCCATGGTTTGGTTTCTTGAGAACTGGCCTGAGGGTCACACGCCTCCGAAGGGCTTGCGTGAGCACGTCTCGGCTATCTCTCGCGACACCGCCGCCTAACCCTCTCTCTATGCCTAATACCGCTTCCATACATTCAAGTTGGGTGCGGCGAACTCGAACCCCAAGGAAAAGGCCTTTCCATGCAGCCTAAGATCGCCGCGCAGATGTTTGACAACCTCGTGACCCAAGCGGGTGGCAAGGAGGCCGCAGCTTCTGTCATCGCTTCGGCAGTCGGTCACTCGATCAGCATTGGGACTCTCACGAAGATCAAGAACGGGCAGCTCGAGGTTCCGCTTCTCTGGGCTTGGGCCCTTATGGATGCCACTCGAAATAACTGCTTCGACACCTACCGCGCGTCCTCCGTTCGTGATGGGGGAGAGACATGCCTCTACGCGCTTTCGGGTGAAGCCTCGGAAGAGGGTGGCCAGGCGGTGTGCGCCGGTATCCGCGCCGCGCAGTCTGGCGATGCGGGCGATTACGCAGCCGCAGTCGTGGAGGCGCGAGAGGCCTCGGCAAAATTCGATGAAATGGCCGTTCGGTTCGAGGCACTGGCCGCAGGCGTCACCCCCATCAGGAAGGCCTGAGACATGGCTGATCCGGTACGCGGCAGCAGCGTGAAACTCGAAGGCGAAGATCTGGTCATCCGCATGCCGAAGGACCGAGCGCAGAGCTTGCGTGTCGCTCTCGCTGAGTGCCCCTGTAAGGCCACCAAATCAAACGCCACGCAGAACATCCGATCTGGTCTTTCCATGGCGATTGGACGGGCGATTTCTCCGAAGCCTGTACAGCGCAACCCACTGTACAAGACGGAGGATTGATCAATGCTGGATGACCCTCTCACGGCCATTTACGCCAAGGTACAAGCGCAGCAGGAAGCCGAGGCGCGCAAGATTGCAGCAATCGCCGCGCACATCGGCCACAACGGCGGTCCGAGGATCGAAGCACCCTTCGGTATTGACGCCCCGTGGCTGCGCTATGCGGACGACGCGGAACTCTCGCGCCTCGCCACCCTTGAGCCACGCATCGAGCGCAAGAAGCTGATCCTCGCGGAGACTATCGCTGAGCGCACACGGATCATGAACCGCTGCATCCGCCGGATGCGCAGAGCCGCGGGTAAGGACTGATGGCAGCATTCTCAAATTTCGCTGACATGCCGCTGTTCCGCTATGGCCTGATCATGGCAGATCCGCCGTGGTCTTATGAGAATTGGTCGGCAAAAGGAGACCACAAGAACGCAAGCGCGAAATATGATTGCATCGGCCTGGACGACATCAAGGGAATGCAGGTCGGTCATCTAGCGGCTGAAAGCTGCGTTTTGTGGCTTTGGGCCACCAACCCGCTGCTGGATAAGGCTTTCGAGGTCATGGAGGCATGGGGGTTCCAATCCAAGACCGCAGGCCATTGGTCAAAGAAGACCTCCGGCGGTAAGCAAGCCTTCGGCACGGGCTATATCCTTCGTTGTGCCGGTGAACCCTTCCTGATCGGCACCGTTGGGAATCCAAAGACCGCGAGAAACGTTCGATCGGTAATCGAAGGGCCCTTGCGCGAGCATTCTCGAAAGCCAGAGGAGGCTTTCGCAGCAGCTGAGGCCCTTTGCGGTGATGTTCCTAGGCTAGAGCTTTTCAGCCGCCAAGAGCGGACAGGCTGGGACGTGTTCGGGAACGAGGTCGACAAGTTTCAGGGGGCGGCCGCATGAAGTCCACCACCATTCGCCTCTCTTGGCCCCGCCGCGCCCTCTGGGACAATGAGAAGGCCAGCCACATGGTGAGGGCCGCAGCCAAGCGCACACAGCGCAAGGAGGCATGGGCACTAGCATTGGAAGCCAAGTGGCCGAGAGACCCAGCTGCGGTTCTCACGTTTCGTTTCTGCCCGCCTGATCGCCGCCGCCGCGACACCCACAATCTGCCAGCCACCATGAAGGCTGCCATCGATGGGATTGCCGACGCGATGAAGGTTGATGACGTGGGGTTTCGCTGCGTGTTCCCGACAGAGTTTGGCCCCGTCGAGAAGGGCGGGGCGGTTTATATCGAGATTGGAGGCCAGCCATGAGCATCCGCATCATGTCAGCCGTTTTCGAAAGCGAAACACTGGGAGCCACAGAGCGTCTCATCATGCTCGCACTCGCTGATCATGCTGACGACGAGGGCCGCTGCTATCCATCAATCACCCGCCTGTGCCAGCGCACAGGGCTCGGGGAGCGAGCGGTGCAGACGAACATCAGGAAACTCCAGGCGCAGGGCTATGTGGAGATCATACCGGGGGCCGGGCGGAATGGGTCCAACCTCTATTTCGTCCGCCCAACACCTACGCCACCCCCCGCACCAGATGCACCCCCGCACGAAATGCACCCCGCACCAGATGCACCCCCCCCCCGCACGAAATGCGGGTCTACCCCCGCACCAGATGCACCCAAACCGTCAGTAACCATCAATGAACCGTCATTACCCCTTGTAGTTCCCCAGCCGGAAAATCCGAAAAAGCCAGTCAAGGCACGGCTGCCCGAGGACTGGTGCCCCAGTGACGAAGACCGAGAATACGCCCTTTCATTGAATTTGACCGAGGCCGAGATTGAGGAGATCGCAGATGACTTTCATGCCTATTGGACAGACCGGACAGACGCTGGCGGAAGAAAGTCTCGACGCGGTTGGCGGCAAACGTGGCGCAACCGCTGTCGCGACGTCGCGCCAAAATTCATCCGAAATCGCCGAATGGCTGGCCAAGCATACCCCGGCGGACATGGACAAGGCGGCGGTCTCGCGGGCGCGGTCGCACGGCGTCAATTTGGAGGTCAAATTTGAGGGCCGTTATCCGACTGGCCCCAATGGCGAGTATCTCCCCAGCTACGAGGTTGCAGTCGGCTGCCGCATTCACGGGACCACGGCTCAGCGCGAGGCTGCGATTGAAGATCTGAAGAAGTTTCAGACGCCTGCGCCTATTCCGCAGATTGAGCGCTGGCTGGCCGAGCTTTCGGTTCTCACAGCGGGGCGCGGCACTGACGGTATCGCGGCAGAACTTCAGCTCACCGCATATTCCTCTCGTTTGGCGCAATACCCCGCTGATGTGGTCCGTCACGCGCTTTTGCAGCATTCGTGGAAGTGGTTCCCATCGTGGGCCGAATTGGAGCGACTGTGTGAGGCTAAGGCCAGTCCTCGCCGCCACATGATCGCCGCCCTGTCTCAACCCGCGCCAGACCCGGAACCGAAGCGCCGTCCGCCAACAAACGAGGAACGCGCCCGCATTCAGGCCATGGTTGACGAGATGTTCCCGCGCCAGTCGAGGAAAGATCGCGAGGCTGCTGTAGATATCGCCCTGCGAGGCGATTGCATGATGGGTGACCCGTCATGAGCGCCCCGGAGACATGGCCCGAGATCCTTCGCCGCCACGAACTGGAGAAGATGCGCGCTATCCACGCTCATATCGACAGCAGCCTTCCCAAGGTGGCGGCCAAACTTGAAATGAGCCAGGCAGCACTTGGCTCGTACATCTATTCCCGTGGCCTTCGCTGGAATCGCGCGTCTCTGGACGCGGCATATCCCGAACTAACGTCTAAGGAGGCCGATTGATGGCTGGATCGCTGAACAAAGTTATGCTGATAGGCAACCTTGGCCGCGATCCGGAAGTCCGGACCTTCCAGAGCGGAGGCGAGGTCTGCAACCTCCGCATCGCGACCTCCGAATCTTGGAAAGACCGCAACACGGGCGAGCGCCGCGAAAAGACCGAATGGCACTCCGTTGCGATCTTTAATGAAGGTCTGGTGCGCGTGGCCGAGCAATACCTGCGCAAAGGGTCAAGGGTTTATGTCGAAGGCCAGCTACAAACCCGCAAGTGGCAGGACCAGAGCGGTCAGGACCGCTATTCAACCGAGATCGTGTTGCATGGCTTTGGCTCCACGCTAACCATGCTGGACGGGGCTGGAGGAACTCAGCAGTCCGGCTATGAAAATAGCGGCTACGGCGGTGGATACGACTCCGATGGAACTCAGGGCAGCGGATACGGCTCTGACAGTCAGAGCATCGATGACGACGAGGTGCCTTTCTGATGGCTATGAGAGGACGCCCCCTGAAAGACCGCATGCCCCCAGAGTTCTGGGAGCGCGTCGAGGTCGCCCTCGTTGTTGGTCAGGTCACGTTCACTGAGTGGTCAGCAAGCATCGGCAAGAGCTGCGCCGCAGTATCGAGCCTTCGCGCGCGTGGCACCAGACCACCGGATGAATACATCGACGCTCTCTGCGCTCTCACTGGATGCACGCGCGAGTTCCTGTTCAATCCGGAACCCGTAGACCTCAGCAAATAACCAAAGGCAGGAGACAGGCAAAATGACGTGGTATCTGGGCAGAACGACCACCCGGCACATCGCACCCGAACCCGGCGCCGAAAAAGAGCGCGGAGAGTTCGCGGTGGAGCGCCAGCTGCGCGCGTTGGGCATCGAGGCCCACGCCCCCCGCAGGATCGAGTTTAAGCGGGTCGGCAAGAAGCGCCACGCCGAACCGATCACAAGCGCGTATCTGCCGGGATACATCTTCGCAGAGATCCCTGCGTCCATGTTTACCCGCGCGATCCAATGCCGAGGGTTGAGCGCTTCCCTCATGGCTGTGCCGGCCCAAGAAGTCTTGCACCATGTAAAACCCTTCATCGCCAAGGTGAAATCAGAGAACGCTGATGCAGAACGGATCATCGAAAGCCGCGATCGCGCTGCAATGTGCCAGTTTCAGCCGGGGGAGGCGCTCGACGTTCTGGCTGGCCCCTTCGCTGAGCGACTGGTGAAGTTCACCCGGATGGTTGAGGCTGCACACGACTCATACCCGATGATCGAGGCGCAGATCGAGATCCTCGGTCGCCTGACGCGCGTGAAGATTGATCCGCTGGATGTGCGAGCTGCCTCTTGATGCAATCCCAAGATGTGGTATTCTCTTCGCAAGGTCGCACCAGGATCGCTCCGGTCGGCCCGTCCACGCGCCCCCGGTTTCGGAACTGAGGAAAGGGCGCGTGCTGCTGCAATTCCTATGCTTGAACCGGCTTTCGCGCCGCAGCATCCTTAGACCACACCCTCACACCCTCACACCATTCCTCCCCAGTATCACCCGCCACTGGTCAAAGCCCTGCATGCGCTAGAGCGTCAACAGCAAGGTGTAGAGGGGTCATGGCATTATCCTGCTGAATGCAGGGCGGCGGGAACTTGAACTGGAGCACGGACATGGAACGCAAGTACCTTGATGCCCTAGCGCGTTTTGCAGTCAAGGAGCCGGACGGCTGGCAAGATGACCCGCGCCCGATGCGGATCGCAAAGCTGGATGACGCTGTTCGCAAGGCCAAAACCGCACAAAAGTGAACATCGCCCACCGGCAGGATACCGGAAAGGGCGCTGCTCAGTTGCACAAATAGAACCAATCGGGCGGGATGCCCGGCAATCTCCACAACAGACGGGGTGCGAATGAGCGAGAGGCACCCATTCTCTGGCCGCAAGGGCAGCGCAGCCCGTGACCGTTTCGCAGCTACTCTCTATGCACAGCAAGGCGGCAAGTGCCGTATGTGCAACCAGCCGATACCGGCGAGCCTCCGGGGCAAGACAGGTAAACGTACTGCTGTGGTGGATCACCTCCGTCCATGGCGCCTCCGTCCTGATCTCGCCTACGAATTGACGAACCTGGCGCTGGTCTGCTCTGGTTGTCACTCCACCCACTGCGCATCGATCGAGGCCGCACACGCAGGAGACGCTGAGCTGATCGCTCAGGCCAAGGAGCGTGTGGGGCAGGAGTGGTGACGAGCCATAGCGTTTCGCCCTTGTGGCGGGCTGGTTTTGGCCGCTCCCGCGCCGTTCTGAGGGTAGGGGGGGGGAGGTCCAAAGTTCAGGCCTCCACACTGGAAACCTATCGCCGGTCCTCCGTGCGCAATATCTGCTCCCGAAAGTAGGGGTGTCCCATGACCCGCATCCAGCGCCCCCGATATGACGATGTTTTCGCCGGTCACGACGAGGGCGGGCCGATGGCTGAGCAGGCCAAAGTGCTCTGGGAGGAATACAAGGCCGACCTTGAGGCTCGTGGGCTTTGGAACCGGGCGCGTGCGCGGACACTGGACCGGCTGGTGCGCATGACTGCCGAATATCTGCATTATCAGCCGCTGGCTGTGGCGCAGGGGCCGGTGCGGGAGAGTGGCGACGGCGGGCAGTACGTGAACATGCTCTGGTCGCAAGTGAAGAACATGGCCGAGCAGATCGGCAAGCTGGAAAAGGCGCTCACGCTGACGCCTGAGAGCGTAGGCGCAAAAGCAGAGGCGCCGAAGAAGACACCGGAAAAGACGGCAGCAGATGAGTTCCTCGGAGCGCATTGACCAGACCACGCGATACGCGCGGGATGTGGTTTCGGGAAAGATCGTAGCGGGCGCATTCGTGCGGGCGCAATGCCAGCGGCACCTAGATGATCTGAAGCATGGCCCGGCGCGCGGGTTGCAGTGGGATATTGAGCAGGCCGAGCGGGCCATTCGGTTCTTTCCGGCCATGTTGTCGATCACCGAAGGGGCCAAGGAGGGCGAGCCATTCAAGCTGCTGCCCTGGCACTTGTTCGTGGTAGGGTCGATTTTCGGCTGGCGAACAGCGGAAGGTTTCATCCGGTTCCGGTTCGTGTGGCTGGAAACCGGCAAGGGGCAAGCGAAATCGCCGCTCATGGCGGCTGTAGGTATCTATCTCAGCGGGTTCTATGGCCGGAAGCGGGCCGAGGTCTACTGCATCGGGGAAACGAAGGACACGGCGCGGGTTATGTTCCGCGATGCGGTGGCGATGCTTCGGGCGCCGATCCCAGGCAAAGGCGGCATGACGCTGGAAGACGCGGCGTTTGTGATCCGCGGCACCGGCGACCTTGCCTACAGCGTCGAGCATCCCGACAGCGGATCATTCATGCGGCCCATCGCGAACAATGACAGCGTTTCGGGGCCAAAGCCGATCCTTGTGGCTGGCGATGAGATCCACGAGATGAAAAGCGGCAAGGCGATTGAGATGTGGCGGGCCGCAGTCACCAAGAAACACGGTGACAGCATACTGATGCTTGGAACGAACACCCCAAGCGCAGACCAGCAGGTGGGGACGGACTACAGCGAGTTTTGCCAGAAGGTGGTGACCGGCGACTTCACTGACGACAGCGTGTTTGCATATATCGCGCGGGTGGACGAGGGCGACGACCCGCTGGAAGACGAAAGCTGCTGGGTTAAGGCGTTGCCCGCCCTGGGCATCACCTATCCGGTGGACAACGTGCGCAAGCTGGTAGTGACGGCGAAACAGCAGATCAGCACGCAGCTGACCACAAAGCGCCTGTATTTCGGAATCCCGGTAGGCTCTGCAGGGTTCTGGACCTCTGAGCAGGCATGGAAGGAAGTGCAGGGCAAGGTCGATGATGCGAAGATGATCGGCCGCCGGGCGCATTTGGCGCTCGACCTCTCCGAGAAGAACGACCTCACCGCGCTCGCGGTGGCGTGGGAGGGCGAAAGGATCGATGTCAAATCATGGTATTGGACTCGTGAATTTGAGATCGAAGAGCGATCAACGGCAGATGCGATCCCTTATCGCGAGTTGGAAGCGGCGGACCTGATAGAAGTCACGCCGGGGCGCGTAATCGACTACACGTTCATTGCGGCGAAGATTATCGACTTTTGTGGACGCCACTCAGTGGTGCAGATGGCTATCGACAGCGCCCACATGGAAAAGCTCTGCGAGGCCTTCGATAAGGCGGGTTTCGCGTATTGGATCGAAGAAGGCGACGACAAGCCGGGCAGCGGCCTGAAAATTGTCAGGCATAAGCAAGGCACGAACGTCAGCTTCGACGGAAAGTTCCTCTGTATGCCGACTTCGATCACACAGCTTGAGGACCACATGCTGAAAGGCACGGTCAAGATCGATCGCAACAAGCTCACCAGCATCTGCGCGCGCAACGCGATCATCCGCGAGGATGGTTTCGGCAACCGGATGTTCGACAAATCACGTTCGCGGGGCCGGATCGATGGGGTTGTCACCCTAGCGATGGCCGTAGGGTCAGCCACCGCGGCGATGAAAACGAAGTCCGGATTGGACGACTATTTTGCTTCACTTGGGGGCGGCTAAATGGGTCTGCGAGATCGCTTGAAATCCATGATCATTCGCCGCTTTGGGCTGACTGATGCTCACCAGATGGGACTTCATCGTGCCAGTGATGCGGGGGAGATCGTCACCGGGCATAGCGCGCTCGGAATTTCGACGGTTTGGGCCTGCACCAACTTGATTGCGGGAACAATCGGCTCGCTTCCGTTGATGGTGTATCGCCGGAACGGCCAAACGCGCACCGTTGACCGCTCGCACGTCGTTTACCGACTGCTGCATGACAGCCCGAACTATGATCAGACAGCGCTGGACTTCTGGGAATTTATGGCGGCGTCTCTGGAGCTGTGGGGCAACGCCTACGCGCATATCTTGCGGGAAAATGGCAAGATCGTCGGCCTAGTGCCTGTCGCGCCAGATCTGATGAGGGTTCGCCGTCTGCCGACCGGTGAAATCGAATATCGTTGGTCGGAAGATGGCAAAACCCATCGGGAGCTTGACGGCGCTGTGCTGCACGTTCGCGGTTTTGGAGGTTCGCCGCTTGGCGGCATGTCTACCCTACAATTCGCTCGCAATGCTTTCGGCTTGGCACGTGCGGTTGACCGAGCAGCGGGTGAGACGTTCAAGAACGGGATGCGCCCCTCTGGCGCGTTGAAATTTGACAATTGGCTGACTGATGAGCAGCGGGCCCGGGCCAAATCCACTTTGGTTGACGACATGGTGGGGGCGCAGAACTCCGGGCGCCCAATTGTTCTGGAGGGTGGCACCAATTGGGTGCCATTCACGATCAACCCCGATGATGCGCAAATGCTGGAAAGCCGACGCTTCTCGGTGGAGGAAATCTGCCGGTTTTTCGGCGTGCCGCCGCATATGGTTGGGCACACAGAGAAAAGCACGAGTTGGGGAACTGGCTTGGAGCAGCAAACCCTTGCGTTTCAGAAGTTCACCCTTCGCCGCCGCATCAAGCGGATTGAGCAGGCGCTGATGAAACAGCTCCTGACCCCTGCTGAACGGGCGCGCGGGCTGATGATCGAATTCAACCTGGAAGGGCTGCTTCGCGGAGACAGCAAGTCGCGCGCCGATTTCTACCAGTCTGGCCTGCAGAACGGCTGGCTGACCATCAATGAGGTGCGCGCGCTGGAGAACAAGCCCCCGGTGGCGGGCGGCGAGGTGCCGCGAATGCAGATGCAGAACGTGCCGATCACCGAGGTAGGCAAGCAATTGGAGGCTGGAAATGACGATGATGCATAAGGCGGCGGCTCCGATCCTTTCGATCAAGGCACTGGACGAGGAAACCGGCGAATTCGAGGGCTACGGCAGCACTTTCGGCGGCGAGCCTGACAGCTATGGCGATGTGGTGGTGGCGGGGGCTTTCGCTGACAGCCTGGCAGAGCACAAGGCCAAAGGCACCATGCCCAAGCTGTTATGGCAGCATGACCCCTCGCAGCCCATCGGTAAGTTGCTGGAGGCCGAGGAAGATGAAACCGGCCTGCTGATCCGCGGGCGCTTGAATATGGGCGTCCAGCGTGGCCGCGAGGCGGCTGCTCTGCTCAAGGCGGGCGATATCGACGGCCTGTCCATCGGCTACCGGATCACCCCGGGCGGCTTCCGGGTCGATGATGACAATGGCGTCTGGTATCTCGAAAAGCTGGATCTGTTCGAGGTCTCGATTGTCTCTATCGGAGCCAACGAGAGCGCGACGATCACCAGCGTGAAGGCGGCCAAGGCCGCTCACGAAATCACGGAAAAGCTCAAAGCCGGGGATCGGCTCACTGAGCGAGAGTTTGAAACGCTGCTCAAGGGGAGCTTGGGGCTTTCGAACTCACAGGCGGAGCGTGCCGCACGCATCCACCTGAAAGGGCCGGGGGAACCGGCAGCGGCAACTGAAGCCCGTGCATTGCTTGAAGCACTGCGGGCATAAACCCACCTGACATAGGAGCCTATCATGGCTGAAGAAAACACCAGGTCGGTGGCGGAACTCGCTGCCGAAATCAAAGCCGACCACGCCAAGAGCGTTGATGCCGTCAAGGCCATTGCCGAGGAAGCCCTGGGCAAAGCTCAGAGCGGCGAAAAGTTGGCGAACGACCTGAAGGAAAAGGCCGACGAGGCCCTGACCGAAATGAACGGCTTCAAAGCGTCTCTGGACGCGCTGGAGCAAAAGCTGGCGCGCGGCGCGGGCGGCGAAGGTAGCGACGGCGAAAAGTCGCTGGGACAGCGCTTCGTTGAGAGCGAGGGCTTCAAGTCGTTCAAGGACGGCGGCTTTGACCGTCACAGCAAGGCGAAGCTGGAAACCAAGGCGACCCTGACCCTGGCGACCACTGACACAGATGGCGCCGTTGGCGATGGTGTAGCCCCGACCCGCCTGCCGGGCATCCAGGGCTTGCCGCAGCGCCGCCTGACCATCCGCGATCTGCTGGCGCAGGGCCGCATGGATGGCAACACCATCGAGTACGTGCAGGAGACCGGTTTCAACAACAACGCGGCTCCGGTGGCCGAAGGCGCTGCAAAGCCGTCCTCAGATATCAAGCTGGACGTGAAAACCACCACTGCCAAGGTGATCGCGCACTGGATGAAGGCATCGCGCCAGGCGCTGGATGATGTTTCCGCCCTGCGCTCGATGATCGACCAGCGCCTGCTGTTCGGCCTGGCGCTGGCGGAAGAAAACCAGCTTTTGAACGGTGACGGCACCGGCCAGAACCTGTCCGGCCTGATCACCAACGCCACAGCCTATTCGGCGGCGTTTGCGCCGGCATCCGAGACCGCAATCGACAAGATGCGCCTCGCCATGCTGCAAGCGGCTCTGGCTGAATACCCGGCAACGGGACACGTGATGCACCCGACCGACTGGGCACGGATCGAGCTGACCAAGGACGGCAACGCCAACTACATCATCGGCAAGCCGCAAGGCACCATCGCGCCGACCCTCTGGGGCCTGCCGGTTGTGGCTACACAGGCGATCACCGTGGACAAGTTCCTGACCGGTGCGTTCAACATGGGTGCTCAGATCTTCGACCGCTGGGATGCGACGGTCGAAACCGGCTACGAGAATGACGACTTCACCAAGAACCTCGTCACCATCCTGGCCGAGGAGCGTCTGGCGCTGGCGATATTCCGCCCCGAAGCGTTTATCTACGGCGATCTGGGCTACGTGGCCTAAGCGTCGGCTGATCAAGGAGGGCGGGGAAGCTCGCCCTCTCTATGAGCCGAAAGGAGACCGTCATGGAAAAGTATGAAGTCATGCGCCGCCACCAAGGCGATAAGTTCTATGAGGAGGGTGACACTCGCGAGGCGAAGCCTTCTGACGTGGCTCACCTCGTTGTCAACGGCGTCCTGCGTAAGAAGGCGCCGGAAGTCCTGAACAAGGCCCGCGCTGTGCCGAAGAACAAGGCGCGCGGCAAGTGAAGTTCCGCCCCATTCTCACCGCGCCCCCGGCCGAAAGCCCCGTCACGCTGGACGAGGTGAAGGCACAGGCAACCGTCGATTTCGCCGACGATGATGCCCTTCTGACCGGCCTGCGGGACGCGGCTGTTGCGTATCTTGACGGCTTCCGCGGCGTTCTGGGGCGGGCCATGGTCACGCAGACGTGGCAGGTGCAGCGTGCGTCCTGGGCGCGCGAAATGTGCCTGCCGGTGCCGGATGTTTCCGCCGTGGCGATCAGTTACGCGGATGCGGAAGGGGCCGAGCAGACGGTTGCGGCGGAGCATGTCGACCGGCTTCCGGTCGCGACCGGCACGCTGGTTCACCTGTCCGATGATTTCGGCCTACCGACGCTGGAGAGCGGCAACCCGGCGCCGATCACCGTGCAATTCACCTGCGGGTTTGGTGCGGCGGCCGATGTGCCGGCGAACCTGAAACTGGCAGTCAAGGCGCTGGCAGCCACATGGTACGAGACCCGCACCACGGAGCCGAGCGAGGCGCTGCCGATGGGTGTCGAGGCGCTAATCCGGCCCTATCGCTGGGTGGCGATCTGATGAGGCTGATCGAGCGCGTGGCCTTTGACGAGCTTGTCGGCGGCGGTGACAGCTTCGGTGGGAAAGACAAAGAGCCGATTGAGCGCTTCAGCACCCGCGCCGAATTCACCTACCTGCGCGGTGGGGAGAAGGTTCAGGCTGGGCGGCTGTCTGGCACGCAGGCCATCGTCGCCACCGTGCGTAAGTCGGTATCCACGGCGGTTATCGGCACCGATGGCACCACTCGGTGGCAGTTGCGGGATATCGGTAAGGGCACTGTTTACAACATCCGCGCGGTGGAGCCGAACCGGGAAAAGCCGCGCCAGTATCTAGATTTCATCTGCGAGAGTGGCACATGAAGGCGTCATTCAAGGTCGAGGGGCTTCGAGAGATCGACAATGCACTGGCGGCGCTGCCCAAGGCCACCTCCAAGGCGGTTGTGCGCCGCGCGCTGTCGAAGGAGCTGCAGCCGGTCGCAGATATGGCGAACGGGCTATGGCCTGGCGCCGACGACAGTGCATTCGCTGTTTCCTCCAAGCTCAAGAGAAACCTGCAAAAAGCCAAAAGCAGCACCACTGCGGTGACTATGTATGTTGGCGCAACTCCTTCCGCACCTCACTCGCATCTACTGGAATTTGGCACAGAGCCTCGCTTTCACGAAAGCGGAAAGTACGTTGGTGCGGTCTCGCCTCGACCGATGTTGACACCTTCCTGGGATGCATTCCGTGGGCAGATCCTAGAGGGACTGGCCGCGTCCTTGCGAGAAGAGATCGAGGCGACCCTGGCGCGCCGCGCAAAGCGAGGCTTCTAATGGAAGAGCACCTGTATTCAACTCTCTCCGACGCCCTGAGTTGCCCGGTGAAGTGGGGCTTCTTCAGCGATGGGGAGACCATGCCACGCGTGACCATGACCCGTATGTCGGGGAAGCGCTACCACACCCTGAACAGCAAGGGGCTGATGCAAGGCTCCACTCAGATCGACTGCTGGGGCGCGACCTATAATCAAGCTATCGGCGCGTCTCGTGAAGTCCGGGCTTTACTGGAAGGATACCGCGGCGGCCCGATCGTCAGTGCGCTTCTCACTGCGATCCGAGACAGCAACAGCGGCGATGCCTCGGCTGCACACCGGGTCTCTCTGACATTCGCGATCACTTATCGCGACTGACTGGCTGAAACAGCCTCAATCACCCTCGAAAGGATCATTCAATGACCGCAAAGAAAACCGCTTCGGCGGCCTCAAAACCTGCATCCAAAGACGCTGCACCGATGGTTGTCACAGGTGTCGAACTGAAGCGCATGCCCATGGAGCAAAATAAGCCCACGCATCCCTTCGCTCTTTTCAAAGGCCCGCTGCCCAAACCGGGTGATGTTCTCGAGTTCACTCTGAAGAACGGCGTGACCTACCGGGGGAAAGTCTCCGAAGCGGTCGAGTCCGACGGCGAGGTGATGGCTGAGTTCTCCGCCCCATTGGCTGTCGTTCCGAAAGAATAGGCCTCGGCCTATAAATCCGCGCCCCTAGGCGCTTTCTCTCTATCCTGAAAGGAAACTGATATGGCGCACCAGACCGCCTCTGGGGTGACACTCGGCATTTCGGCCGCTGCACCCGCAACTCACGACATCACCGGCTTTGACGCTCTCACCTTCACTTCCGTTGGTGAAATCACGAACGTGGGTGAGTTCGGCAAGGAGTGGCAACTTGTGACTCACAACCCGCTGGCCACCCGCGGCACGAAGAAAGGCAAGGGTAGCTTCAATAACGGCACCCTGAGCCCCAGCCTCGCGCTTGACCCCGACGACGCGGGCCAAGCTGCAATGGAAACCGCTCTCGAAAGCGATGATCCTGTCTACATCGCCGTGACACTCCAAGATGGCACGATCTACTACCTTGTGGGTCTGGTCATGTCGTTCAAGCCGAGCATCGGCGGTGTCGATGACGTTGTGACGGCGACTACCTCGATTGAGATCATGCCCGACGAGATCCTGAAGAAGGCCGCAGCCTAACCTGCCGCGCGCTGATCCGTTCTCAGGAACGGTAGGGCCGGGCGGAAGGTGGTTCGTTCCCCCGGCCTGTTTGAACCACTGAACCAAAGGATGATGATATGGATTTCAACAAGTTCGACAGCGTTTCTGCCGCAGAAAAAGGCGCAGCTATGCAACTGAAAGACCCGGCCACCTTGGCGCCACTGTTCACTGAGGATGGCAAGCCTTGTGAGGTAATCCTTCTGGGTTCTGAAGCTCCGTCTGTTCGTGCAGCGATGCGCGAGCTTCAGAAGGCGCGCGCCAATTCGCAGGACGCCGAAGGTGATACGGATGACGAAGGTGTATCGTATGACCAGATCCACGATAAGTTGGTCGAAGGATTGCTTCCCCGTGTGGTCGGTTTCAACAATGTTTTCAACGGTGACAAACCCGCTACGAAGCGTGACGCGAAATGGTTCTTTGGCCTGAATCGCTTTAATGGTCAGGAAGGCGAAAAGTCATTTGCTGAACAGGCTGCTGAGTTCTCCGCTAAGCGCGGCGGCTACTTGGGAAACGCCTCCGCCGGCTGACGCTCTATGCAGCCCAGGCCGGTTTCCTTGCAGCAAGGCCTGAAGAATGGAAAACCAGCCGCTTCAAGCTCTGGCAGAGAGAGGGCATCGACTTCGCATTGCCTGATATATCCGGGGTCGAATACCTTCTGGACATGATGGCGCAGGAGGGCCTTGGCTGGTGCTCCTTCGATCAGATGGGTGGTGCTGAGCCGGTCGCTTGGTCCGAGATCCGGGCCTTCTCGAAAGAGTCGGGCCTTAATCTTGAGCCGTGGGAGGCCAAGCAGGTCCGCGCGATGAGCGTGTCATATGTCGCCGGTATGGCGCGAGGCCAGAGGCCTATGCAGGTTTCTCCAGCCTATGACGACAGGCCGGATAACGATCCTGGCGTTGCGATGGAGCGCAAGAAGCTTTCGGACAAAGTGGGCGCGGCTCTGTCTGCAATGGCGGGGTCGTGACTCGACATGTGAGTGTCACGTCCCTAAAGTTCTGCTTTCCAGGAGCCGATTTTACGAGGCCGGGCCATGCAAAAAGCTAAGGAAAAGCCAGAAACAAAGGCCTGCATTTTGGGTAGATTTAAGATGTTGAAAAACAGGATTTTGAACCGCCGCGAAGAGCTCCTTGAGGAAAGCAAGGAGGTTGATCGAAAACATGACGAAGCAAAAAGAGACATCAAGCGAGGCGCGCGGAAGTCAGATCACCGATTCCGTCTTTGACTTTTTGTATCACGATGGACGTCGCATCGCATCGCTATTGGCCCAATTCGATCCAGCCGGGCACTTACAGTCAGTCTCCACCGGAAAATCAGCTGAAGAGGGAAGAGACAGCGACGCCGCTCTAGCTGTGACCGGCGGCCTTCCTGGGGTCCTGTCTGCCAAGAACGACACCAAGGAGATCACCCGCCGGTCTCACGCAGAAGAGATTCAGCGCGTTTATGACCCAATGTGGTCAAATGCTCGGGCCCTCCTCGACACGCTAGATGAAAAAGGCCTAATTCAACGAGGATTGTCTGACGCCTGCTTGGGGCAACTCGTTCTGGTGAAAGGCAAGTTATCGATCTTCGATCTTCAGATGGTGGCGGGGCTTTGGTCGATGAAGTCCGTGCAGGGAAAGATCCAAGAGAGCCTTCCTACAATTCCAAAATTGCCTAAAGGTGTAAAAGAAACACCGGAGATGAGAGCAAGTGTCCGAATCGCCAAAGAGGCCCTTGCAGAAGCACAATTCAGCCTTGATCTCTTCAAGGACATGGCACCCACGCTGCCACATACTGCCCAAGCTGAAGTTTTAGACGCAAACGGTAACAGGGTTTGGTGCACTATGGACACCTCAGGGCTCGCTACGCCACCGTCGGAAATCGCGCTTAAACATGGTACAGATGTTCCTGGCGATTGGGCAATGTTGGGAATTCTCGACGCGGAGCCAACTTTAGGCTCTCAAAGCGCTCGAGATGTTTCGCCCGACGGCGAAGAAATGGTCATGAAGCTTTTTGAAAATCTGGCGCCGGCATTCAGAACTCTTCTCGGCAGACCAAAAGCGGCGCATGGCATGACACCATTGATGGTTTTCCGAGAGGTTGTCGCCGCACGTAAAGAAGATTTGTAGTAAACGCTTTTTGCAGGCTGCTCGCCCCGCAAGGGGCGGGCTAGAACTTCAATCCTTCGCAGTAGGCCCGAAGCTCTTCGGGAATGCCCTTCCATTCTTTTATATGAGTTCGGCGCATCTCTTTCAGGTGCGTTGCAATCTTTTCAAGTTCTGGAGAGGGGTTCTGCTCTTTCGTCAGTAGCCTTGAGTGAGCCTCGTAAACCTTATCCAGAGCTGCGGGCAGGTCGTAAATCTCATCCAAGAGATTGATACAATCCCTATGCGGAACATCGAAGCCTCGCGCCCCTGCGGCAGGCGCCTGAAATGCGATTAGTCCCGCAGCTACAACCAAAAACCTCATCACCTCAAAGTCCTCCTGAATCCAATTCATGGGGATCATTCACGTTTCCCCTCACTGGAGCAAGCATATGTCTGCAATCCCAGTTGGCGCCCTGCGCGCCGAAGCATCGTTGGAAACCGCCTCTTTTGAGGCCGGTAGTGCTCGGGCGCGCAAGGCACTTGGTTATCTGCGTACTGGTTTCGAAGAGACCAGCCGAGATGCATTGCGTCACGCCGAAGGGATGGCGCGGTCTTGGGATGATGGTTTCAAGAAAGCAGCTTCTGCGGCACAGAAGCAAATCGATGCGCTGACAGGTGTGGAGCGGGCGTCCAACTCGGCTTCGGCTTCTGCAAAGCTGTGGGCAGGGCAATTAGATCGGCAAGCCAAATCCTTTGATCGGCTGCGCTCAACGCTCGATCCTGTCTACGCCTCATCCAAGCGATATGAGGCTGCGGTAGAGCAGGCTGAAAACGCTGTGCGTTCCGGCCTTGTCACGCAGCAAGAAGCAAACCGCGTGCTGCAGCTGGCAGAGCAGCGATATTTGGGCACGTCGTCAGCGGCCGATAAGGCTTCCACGCCAACGAGAGGCTTTCTTGGGCTGTTTTCCAAGGAACGAAGCCATGATCTGAGGCAGATTGGCCTTCAGCTGAGCCAGGTGGGCCAACAAGGATCTGTTACTGGTGACTATCTCGGAGCCGCAGCAATTCAGGCTGCCGATATTGGCGCCATGTTCGGTATTGCCGGTATTGCAGCCGGTACCCTGATCAGCGTGCTGGGGCCAATGGCTGTTGGGCTACTCGAGGTAGGTGATGCTTCAAGGGAAATGGAGGAACAGTCTCGCCTGAATTCTGAAGCGATGGGCGAGCTTGTTGGGGCGCTCGACGATTACACGCTGTATGCTGACGCCGCGCGTCGTGGAACTCTGGAGCTAATAGAAGAGTTTGGCATCTTTGCTGAGGACGTCAAAGAGACCTACGAGTATCTCTCTGGGGTCTCGATAAAGCGCGCACTGGATGGTTTGCAAACTGAGAACTTTGATCTTTTTGCGAACCTGAGTGATGCTGCATCTGCCATTTCTGCCATGGAAGATGCACTTGCCGCGTTGGAGCGAAACAAGTCGATCGGAGCCACCTCTGAACAGATCCAAACATTCAAGGAGAACTTCGAGGCACTTGAAGAGGATGCTTATGTAGCCGCTCAAGCCGTCGGGCTCATGCCCGAAGAAATTCGCGCTATCAAGGCAGGCTTTGACGAGCTTCGTGGAGCACAAGCGCTTGAGGACATCCAAAGAGAGTCCAAAGAAGCCCTAGATATCATTCGAGAGTTCTACCCTGAGGGACAAAAGCTGCCTTCAGCTTTGACAGATGCAGTAGTTCAGCTGGAGGCCATCATTACGGCATCTAGCAGGGCTGTGTCCGACACCGAGGAGGCCACCTCTCAGACGATACGCTGGGCCGACGCCATGATGGGTGTCAACTCTGAGATCCAAGCGATCATGTCGTCACTGTCTGCAATCGGCGGCGGCATGCTCTCTAACGCGGCGAAATTCGTGGAAATCGAAGCGCTGCAAGCCGGTAAGTCGATCAAGGCAGCGCGCCAAGAGGCCGAGCTATTCAATCGAGAGACCGATTGGAACGCCCGCTCGCAAGGTGCGAATGTTTTTGAGCTGATGGCGATTGAGGCAGAGAGATGGGTTTTCCGCTCGGGACAGGCTGCGGATATCATGCTGGATAAAGAGCGCGAAGCCGCTCGCGAGAGAGAGCGTGCACTGAACAAGGTGTCCTCTGCCAGCGGCAAGTCCACCAAGGCGCTTGAAAACGAGCTTAAGGCTCTCAAAGCATCTCTCGACCCAATGGAGGCTTATCGGCAAGAGCTGGAAAAACTGGCTAAGTTCCAAGGTATTTTGTCCGAGGATGAAATGGCGCGTGCGATGCGCGATCTGAATGTCGAACTGGCCGACTCATTGCCGCTTGTCGGTGATCTGACAGACGGCCTCGTGGATGGCCTTTTCAACGGCTTCACCGACGGTCTCGACGGCATCTTGGATACCTTCGAGAACTGGCTCAAGCAGATGATCTCGGTGGCACTGAAAAACGAGATCGTCGTTCCGTTCATGGCCGCGTTCAGCGGTGGCGGAGCCGTGGCCGGTGGGGTCGCCCAGGCCGCAGCCGGGGGCGGTAGTGGCCTGCTTGGCAACGTCCTTGGACTGGGCAGTGGTGGTGCGTTCAGCGGTGCTGTGAGTGGAATTTCCTCGGGCCTTGGCGGCGTGCTGTCAGGTGGTGGCCTTGGGTCCAGTTTTGCGAACCTGGGTGGTCTGGTGACCGGTTCGGTGGGCGGCTGGGGCGCAGTAGGCGCGGCGCTACCCGCTCTGGGCGCTGTTGCTGCAGCGGTGAGCTTCTTCACCACCAAAACCAAGCACTTGGATAACGGCCTTCGCGTGACCGCCGATAATATGGGCACCTTGGTTGAAGAGTTCGACAAGGTGCAGAAGTCCCGCTTCTGGGGGCTCTCCAAAAAGGTCAGCCTCACCTTTGAGGAGGCAGATGAGGCTACGGCTGCGCCCATCCGCAAGTCCATTGAAGACATCACCACCTCAATTGGCGCTGCCGGTGCGCAGCTTGGTCTCACTGCTGATAATTTCTCAAGCTGGTCCACGCAGATCCAGGTCAGCCTCAAGGGGCTGGATGAGGCGGCGCGCAATGCTGAGATCCAGCGCATCTTCGATACCGTCGCCGATCAGTTCTCCTACGCGGCATTGGGGTCGTTCAATGAGGCCATGGGTGGCAGGCTGATCCGCGAAGGCGAAGACGCCGCGGCCACGCTGGATGCGCTTGTGTCCTCGATCACCTCGGCCAATCAGGCCATGGAACTGCTCAATGGGGCGATGTTTGAGACCTCGGTCTACGGCGCAGATATGGCGCGGCAACTGATCGATGCAGCCGGTGGCCTTGATACCTTCAATGCATCTGTGAACAGCTACTTCACCAACTTCTATAGCCAAGAAGAGCAGCTGACATCGCGCACAGGCTTGTTGGCAGATCAATTCGAGGCCTTGAATGTCGCCATGCCGGCCACCAAAGAGGCCTTCCGCGATCTGGTCGAGGCGCAGGATCTCAGCACAGAAGAGGGCAGGGTGCTTTATGCAGGTTTGCTTAACCTGTCCGGTGAGTTCGCCAATCTGAGCCAGCTTTCGGAAGAGCTGTATGGCTCTGCTTCGCTTGCTGCCAGCGGCATCTCTGCGCTGGTGCGCTCCTTCTCCAGTGACGTCTTGGGGGCGGAGGATGAACTCGCTGATGCGCAGGCCACAGCACTGGTCGAGTACAACAACGTTATGCGGATCATGGATCTGCAGATCCGATCGGCACAAAGCGCGCGTGACTCGATCAAAGGCATCTTCGATATCCTCTCGGATGGGCTGGGCGCCCGCACACCGCTTGAGCTTGAGGCGCAGCGCCTGCAGCGCGAACGGCTGAAGACGGAGCTTTCTGCCGGGATCGATGACCCACAGCGGCTGAGAGAGGTCGTGCAGGGCTTGAACGCGCCCGCAGAGCAGTTCTTCAGCACATACGCGGACTTCGCCTATGATTACGCCAGAACAAGCGCCCTCATGGATGAGCAGAAGGGCATCGCAGAGGAACAGCTCACAGAGGCAGAGCAGCAACTCCGGGTACTGGAGAACCAGAAGCGCGCGATCGAGGAACTCTATGGGCCACTGCTCGGGATAGACCAGAACACCGACAACCTGGAAGAGGCCATGGAGCGCTTGGAGACCGCCATGCTTGGCGTCGAGGCTGCCATGCTGCGTGTCGAGGACTCGATGTATGCGCTTGCTCAGGCCCTGCTCTCCGCAGTCTCGGGCATCGGGGGTACGGGCGGGCTGATGGGCCTGGGCCGGGACGCCTTCGACCAGTTCAGCTTTGACCGCACCAATGGCATTCTGAGCGAGAAAGGCGCGGGAGTGCTTGACGGCGTTGCCGCGCAGATCAACGGCCTTTACCAAGATGTCTTTGGCCGAAATGTCGATGTGTCTGGCTTGGACTTTTACGGCGACCTTCTGCAATCCGGACAGGTCAAGGCGGGCCGCATCCAGTACGATCTGATGACCTCGGGCGAGGCCCAGACGGGGGTGACACCGGGCTTTGGCAACATCGGCTCTGCAGCGCAGCCTGTTGATCCGGTTGAGGCACTGTATGGCTCGATGCTGGGCCGCGCGGCAGATCCAGCGGGTGTCGAATTCTGGAAGTCTACAGGCCTGCAGGGCGAGGCGCTTATCAACGCCTTCCGAGATGGGGCGCTGGCCGCTGGAGACACTCCCAGCTTCGATGGTGGTGGTTACACCGGCAGCGGACCGCGTGTTGGCGGTATCGATGGAAAGGGCGGCTTCCTCGCAATGCTGCATCCTCGTGAGACAGTTATCGATCACACGCGCACCAACCGTTCGGGTGGCCAAGCCGAGGGGGATAGCAGCGCAGTGGTTCAGGAATTGCGGAAAATCGGTGAACGGCTGGCGGTGCTGGAATCCCATGCGCGCGCAACGACTTACAACACGGGCAAGGCGATGCGGACGCAGACCAAATGGGACAGAGACGGTGTTCCGAAGGAGCGAACCGAATGAGTTTTAGAATGATCGAGCCAGAGACGATTGACGACGCCGCATTTGTGTCCTCGACCGTTCCCGAAACTGACGCGCCCGTCTGGGATGCATCAACTGACTATCCGTTCTCTGATCCGGACAACCCAGAAGAGGTGATTGTCGAAGTAGGGCAGCATGCCATTTACCGCGCTGTCGCTCCCTCGGGGCCCAGCCATGGTGGCGCAGTCGATCCTGCCACCGACACGGGGAACACCAAATGGGTGAAAATCCGCTCTACCAACCGTTGGCGGGTCTTCGATGAGTATATCGGCGATCCGAGCGTGCAGGCAAATAGCGCGCAATGGGTGATAACCGCGCCCAAAGTCATCGACAGTGTGTCTTTGTTCGGGCTCTACGCCCTGTCGGTGACGGTCCTTGTTCGCGACAGTGGTGGGGCCGAGGTCTACAATCAGACATACTCGCTGCAGGATGAGAGTGGTGTGGTTGATCTCTACACCTACCTCACCAGCCCGATTATCCTCAGTGACCGCTTGGTCATCACAGATATTCCGCCCTACGCGGGTGCAAAGGTGACTGTCACTGCGGAGGCATCTGGAGAGGACGTAGAGGTCGGGCAGATCGTGATCGGCCGAAAAGAAGAGATCGGCGTCACGATTGATGAGATCCCGCTATCGATCCAGGACTTCTCCCGCAAAGAGCGCGACCCTGATTTTGGTCGGGTGTCGCTGTTGGAGAAAGACTTTGCAGACGAAATGCCCGTCGCATTTGTCTTTCCGACCTCGCGCGCTTCCTACCTGAAAAGCCGTCTGGCAAGCCGCCGCGCCAAACTGACGGTCTACAGCAGCGATGGGCCGTACAAGGCCAATGAGTTTTCCGTCTACGGATTTTACCAGTCCTTTCAGGTCGTTCCCCGCATCGGGAGCGAGTCTGAGGGCATTCTCGAACTGGAGAGTATCACATGAGCGATCCGACGATCACACCGCCGCCAGATGCACCATCTCGTCAGCAGCCGTCTACCTTCTCCGCGCGGGGAGATGCGTTCTTTGCCTGGTTGGTCACATTTGCTGCTGAGGTAACAACTGTCATTTCGTGGGTCTCGGAAAAGGTCACCGAAATCGCGGGCAGCGCAACCGCAGCGTCTGATAGTGCGGCTGCGGCGTCTACAAGCGCCTCGCAAGCCGCGCAGTCTGCTCTGACCGCATCGGGTGCAGCGAATTACCAAGGCGACTATGACGCCGGTTCGCTATACGCGGTTGGCGAAAGTGTGTCCTACACGGGTAGCGAATTTGTCAAAAAGACCACTGCGCCTGCTGGGACTACGCCGGTTGATGGTACCGATTGGCTTGAGGTCGGGAACGCCGCAGTTACAAGCAAAGCCTTGACTTTAACCGGGACGTCTCCCGCTTTGGATTTGTCAGCTGCTGATTTCTTCGACTTGACCCTCACTGGCGACACGACGTTGTCTTTTGTTAATCCGCCTGTGACGGGTACCGTCAAAAACTTTACCCTGAAGCTGACAGGTGGTTCCGAGAACGTCGGTTTCGCTCTGACATCAGCGACGTACGACGGTGTTTCTTTTTCGGTAGGGGCACAGGGAACTGAACCAAAATCAATAACCTTCAGGCCAGACGGCACAAAGATGTTCGTCAGTGACGGCAGCACCCCGGACTCCATATACCAATATAGTCTGTCAACAGCTTGGGATTTATCCACCGCCAGTTACGACAGTGCCTCATTCAATGTGACTTCGCAGGTGGGAGTAGTTGAAGGCGTAGAGTTTAGTTCAGACGGGACGAAAATGTTCGTCCTCGATTTCAACAGTGACAGGGTCTACCAATACACTCTGTCAACAGCGTGGGACTTATCCACGGGAAGTTACGATAGTGTTTCGTACCTTGTGCCGTCACCGGTGACACAACCTCAAGGCTTGGCGTTTAACCCCGATGGTACAAAGATGTACGTGCAGGGGTACGGTCCGAATGAGGGGATTTCTCAGTTCACGCTCTCTACTGCGTGGGACTTGTCTACGGCTAGCTACGACAGCGTCAATTTTGACTTCACTGCGCCGTCTGTAAGTTTCGCTGTGAACATGTCCATCTCAAGCGACGGAACGAAGATATTTTTACAGAACTCCAGTTCTGTAATTCAGTACAACTTGTCGACAGCATGGGACTTGTCTACGGCGACCTACTCTGGGGTTTCGTTTTCCGTGTCCGCTCAAGACACTGCGATGAAACACGCAGTTTTCAAACCAGATGGTACAAAAATGTTCGTTGCGGGGGACGCCAACAACTCGATGTTTCAGTACTCCGCTGATGTCGACGTTGATTTCACTTTGACCTACCCGACGATACAGTGGCCGGGCGGCGTCACCCCTACAGTTGCGTCAGGTGGCGACTCGGATCTGATAGACTTCACCACTTATGATGGAGGTGTCGTCTTTTACGGCACGAAGCGAGGAGACACTTACTCATGACTTACGCTTTGGTTCGAGACGGCGTCTTGATTCAATACCCTTATTCCCTCGAAGACCTTCGTCGCGACAACCCTCGCTTGAGCCTGCCGCTCACCCTTCCCAGCTTCAAGCTGGCAGAGTATGGCATGCTCCCGGTCTTGATCGCAGAGCGACCCACCCAAGCGATGGACGAAACGGCAGTTCTGTCAGAGACTCCTGAGCTTGTAGAAGGGCAATGGGTTCTTGGCTGGACGGTGCGGGCAAAGACACCCGAAGAGGTCGCAGCCGAACGCCAAAAAATGCGAGCAAGGGTAAACGCAGAACGTGCTCGACGTCTGGTCGCTGGCACGAAAGTGACCGTGACCGGTAACGGCCCTGTGGCCCTTTCGGGGCGCGACGAAGATACACGGAACCTTCAGGGTCTCGCTTTCGCGGCACAGCTTCGGTTGGCAGATGGCAATACCACGCACCAGACCACTTTCAGGGACGCCGAGAACGTCGATCACGTTCTGACGCCCGCGCAGGTACTGGAAATGTGGTCCTTGGGCTCTGCATGGATCGAACAGGTCTATGCCGCGAGTTGGGCGCTGAAGGACACGCAAGGCGGCATCCCGGCAGACTACGCCAATGACGGGTATTGGCCGCAGTAACTGGTACATCCGCCACGGGGACGGATACTTCACCACAACTGAACTCGCATGGGAGATTGGAGCCAAGGGCTCCGGTCTCTTTATTTACGTGCCTCCGGGCTTTGCCTTTGACGTCTCGATTCCTCGCTGGGCCGGGTGGATCTTCGACCGGCACGATCCCCGCTATCTGAAAGCTGCTGCGCTGCATGATTACGCCCTCCACCGGCTCGGTTGGGGGCGGGTCAGCGCGGCTGCACCCTTTTCCGAAGCGCTGCGCGCCGCTGGCGTCTCGCGCATCCGCAGGCTGGCAATGGTTCTGGCCGTCACTATCCACAAATGGAGATGAGCAACCGTGAAAGACCTGCTGTTTGCGATTGAATTCTGGTTGGCTATGGCGGCGGCAATTCTGCTGAAGCTGCGCGCCTCGCCCCAAATAACCCTTTTCGGGGCTATCACCACCACCGCGTCAGCGATCTGCTGCGCTCTGGTGTTCACTGAGCCGCTTATGGATTGGCTGGAGCTTGATGGCGAGGTCTACACCTACGCAGTTTGCGCCCTGATCGCGCTGACCGGTGAGCATATCGCCCGACAGATCCTTTCCCTCGGCATTGAGGATGCCGTCCGACTTCTGCGGGGGAACAAGAAATGACGTGGGGCAAGTTTATCGTCGGGGCTTGGGGCGCCGTGCTTGCGCTGAGCCTTATGACCAGTGCGCTACCCGCGAGCTGGTGGTTTCAGGCTGGGGAAGTGCGCGTTGCCGACGCTTCATCCGGTGAGTGTCCGGAAATGCAGTTTGATCGCGAGATCAACCGGCCATTCAAGGCCGCCTGGACCGTTACCATCATGGGGCGCGCCTCCTATGGCTGGGCCACCTATCGCACCTTTCAGGGCGCCAATGACTATCGGCCGGAAAACCAGCTTCCGGACAAGCTCGATCTTTGCTGGTGGACGTGGGCGGATCCGCTTCACCTGCCACCGGGGGAATACCGTGTGAACACTCTCTGGCGCATCCATCCGACACAGGGCAGGGCGCGCGAGATCAGGCGCACCAGCAACACATTCACGATCAGCGGAGGCTAGAATGCAGAAGAACTTCGACCGAAGCCTTGATTGGGTTCTGGCCCATGAAGGCGGTTATGTGAACCATCCCAAGGATCCGGGGGGAGCCACGAATATGGGCGTCACTCAGCGCACATATGATGCCGATCTGCGTCGTCGTCAGCTCTCATCTCGCAGCGTCAAACTGATCACCATGGAAGAGGTGAAGGCGATCTATCGCAGCCAATACTGGGACAAGGTGGGTGGCGATGAGCTTCCCGGGGGCTTGGACTACTGCGTCTTTGACTTCGCGGTAAATAGCGGTGTTTCGCGCGCAGTGAAGTTCATGCAGCGCCAGCTGGGCGTCAAGGCTGATGGGATTGTCGGCGTGAACACCATGGAAGCCGTAGACCGCGCGGACGTCGAAGGGTTGATCCAGTCTATCTGTCAGGCTCGGTTCTCCTGGCTGAAGAAGCTGCGCCACTGGGGCACGTTTGGCCGCGGCTGGACACGCCGGGTGATGGGGGAAAGCCTCGGCGTTCAGGCGCGCGACACCGGCGTGATCGATCGCGCTGTCTACCTCCATCGCGAACTTGCCGTCATTCACGCGCCGTCCTATCGCGAGGATGGTTCGGGAGCCCGCGCCGAAGACGGTGAACGGAGCCTGTCTGCCACGGTCAAGGAGCTAATCACGTCTGGCAAGGGGTGGACCAATGGCGGCGCTTTGGGTGGCGGCGCAATCGCCCTCACACAGCTTCAAGGCCCTGTTGCCTATGCCGTGGCCGCTGCGCTGCTGATTGCCGCTGTGACCGTCGCTCTGTACTTCCTGCGGTCGCAGGAGGCTGCGGCATGACGGGCTTGATCGCATTCCTCATGCGCATGGGGTTCGGCGGTATGGTGGACAAAGCCATCAGCCATTTGGAGCGCCGCGCGGAGCTGCAAAATGACCGCGAGAAGCTCAGAAGCCAAACGACTGTAGAGCTGGCCCGTGAGGCCGTGAAAGAAGCCCAGGTCATGGCCGACTACAATCGCGCCAAGCTTGCCTTTCCGTGGTTCTGGCTGTTCGCTGCGCTCTTCCTCGTACCCTTGGCCGCATGGTGGAACGCAGTCATTCTCGACAGCATCTTCGGCTTCACCTGGTCTGTCGCAGATCTGCCAACCCCGCAAATGCAGGAGTGGGCCGGGGATATGATCCGTTGGCTATTCTATGTCGGCACAGGTGTCGGAGCGCTTAAGTCGCTTCGGTGAATCTGGCACAACCTCAAAGACGAGAGCCCCGGTGAATGCCGGGGCTTTTTCGTTTCTTGATCCGCTCTTGATCGTGCGCTGATGCACAGAGGGGGGATTTCAGGAGTGTTCAAATTTCGCGGTCAGCGCGCGGATTTGGTTGGCGTCCATACAGTTCCACGGATTGCCGAATTTCACGCGGTCATGCGACGCCTCCACAAGGCAAGCGTAGAGGTGCTTCCCGGCCTCTGTGGCCGCTCCCCATTTGCAATCCATGACCTTGTTTCCATCACGGTCCAGGATGCGCTCCGGGATGTAGTCCCCAGCGACATACTGGCAGACGAGTTGCCACGGCATCGGGTAATCGTCGCTCAATTTTTCAAAGCGTTCTGCTGGTGTCATGTGGCCTCCGGGGGTTTTTAGGATTTCTTGGGGTCTACCCAATCGGTGCCCTTGTACCCGTAGGAGCAAGGCGCACCGCAACGGTAGCAGTGGGACTGTGGCATGCCGGGATAGCCGCCGCCGCGCGGCACATAGAACTGGTGCCCGACGATGCAGCACCGGATCTCGCGCCACAGCTGCCGCCAGGACGGTTTAACCGCTTTATTTTGGACGTGATCAGGTTTCATTGGGTTGGTCCTGCTAGTGCAACGGATTTCATGATTGGGTTAAGCGGGGATATGGCCGGACTGGAGCGCTTCGATATGCTGGTGAAAAGAGCTGATGTCGTTGATCGCCATTCTGCCCTCTCTCACGCAGTCGGCTCCCCACATGAAGTGCCGCATGCCTTCGTCAGTGATCGGCAGGTGGTAAGACCTATCGACCGCCCAGGCTGCGCCTTTCATGAACCAAACTTTCTCGCGCCTATGTTTCTTCCTGCGCTTCATGGTCGCCTGGGATTCGACGGCATCGTGGGCGGCACTGCTCATCACGCTGCGGCCTTCATCTGAAAGTCATTCTTGAGCGCCACCTCAGCGCGCTCCAAAAGGTCCTGCAGTTGGCTGATGCGGATCCGCACCTGCCTCGCATTGGACCTTGACTTGCTGATTTCCTTGTAAAGGGCTTCAGCATCGTGACGGTTGTATCGCCAGTGCAGGAAAAGAGGATACTTGGTGATGCCTCTTTCCCGCGCAAGCTCTGCGTATCGGTCGCAAACGCTTTGCAGCTTCTTCCACACTCCCGCCTCTGCAAAGTAGTGGAAGCGGCCCAGATCCTTGCAATTGCGCAAGCCTTCCGGGCTTTGCATTTGGCAGATCTGGTCGATGGTCGGGCGAGGCTTCCGTTTGCGAACCTTCTTTGCGTACCCGCAGTTCCTGCAAATTTTCCGGTAGCCTGGCTCGGCCATGACTTCGCCCGTGTCGAAGTCTTCGAACTCTCCGTACTTCAGGTCAAAGAGGGCTCCGCCATTCGGGCAGCAGTTTTTGCAAATCTCTGATCTTGGCATTTAAGGCTCCTTTTCAGGCGGCGCGGAACTGGTAACAAGACTATGTTTCTGGACTGTATCGCGCTGCAGTTGACCTGTCTAGATAGTTAGTCCAGATTAGGCGTGAAAATTTTACGCGAGGTAGTAAGAAAGTGGCGTCCGAATCCGAGAACCAGCCGACACGCAAGATCGGATACGCTCGCGTCTCCACTGCCGACCAAAACCCGGATATGCAGATCCATGAGCTGAAGCGGTACGGCGTCCCAGAGGAATTGATCTTTGTGGACCGGGCCAGCGGCGGCACCATGAAGCGACCCCAGTTCATGAGGGCGCTGAGGTATGCCCAATATGAAGGGACGGAGCTGGTCGTCTGGAAGCTGGACCGCCTTGGGCGGACCCTTGGCGGCGTGCTGGATACGCTCAAGCTGCTGTCAGACCGCGGCGTTACCTTCGTCAGCCTGACGGAGCGGATCGACACCACGGGCCCTATGGGCAAGGCTATGATCCACCTTCTGGCCGTCTTCGCCGAACTGGAGCGAGACCTGATCGTGGAGCGCACCAAGGCCGGGATCGAGCGGGCGAAAGAGCGCGGCGACGTGGGTGGCCGACCAAAGGCTATGACGCCGGAGCGGGTTGCCAAGGCAGAGGAAATGCTTGCCGCTGGTGAGCGCGGCAACACGGTCTGGAAGGCGATGAAGGAACTCGATGGGCCGACGATCAGCCGGGCGGCATACTACGCCTGGCAGAAGGAATGGGACGCGGGCCACCGCGCCCCGGATATCGTTGGAGAGTGATCCAGAAAAGGAGCGAGTCTATGTGCGTGACGGCTTGGCTAGGGGATAAATGCCTGGAGACGGTCGGAGACGTCCGAGCCGCGCTTGGATCTGTCGTAATCAACGACGAGGATCTGCTCCGTCATAGTGTGGCTGAAAAAGGTTTTGACCTCGAAGAATTATGTCTCTGTGTAATCGAACATGAGGCTACTGCGGCAGCTGTCGGTATGAGGTGGGTCCAGCCAGCCTTTGATGGCGGCGACCCAATGTGCGGCCGGTTCGAGCCGAGTTCTTGAAGGAGCGAGTAGTGGGGAAAATTCACGTCGATCACCGCGTGGTAATCAGAGACGCTAAGGATCGAATTGTCTCAGATGAGCACTTCGAGAGCTTTGCGGTCGCCGAAGTGGTTTACCGGCGAACGGTTGCAAGTACCTCGCGAGATTTGGAGGTAACGCTCCAGCACGGCGCGCGCGTCGTCTTTCGTGCGAGTGGTCAGAATTGACCTACAAAGCCCGACTCACACATTCTTGCTTTGTTTTCGAAATGTCCGTGTGAGTGAATTTGGGTAAGGCTTTGATTTTAGATGGTTCAAATAGAACTTAAAATCCCCAGGCGTAAGCCGTGCGGGTTCGAATCCCGCCGCCCGTACCACCATGAAGAGAATAGACTTTTTCCAAATTGAAGATCAGTGTGAGATTAGCTTGGTACACTTCCGGTACACGAGTTGGTACACGTTGCGTTCTCAGCCGCGATTTGCTCGAATCTTGACAACGTTGTTTGCCGATCCTGAGCGATCGCGGGTGTAGATCGCGGTAGTGGCGCCCTGGGTGTGCTGAGCAGCGTGCTGGAGGGTTGTAGGGTCGACCAGAGACATGGCTTCGGTGATGCCGCCGGCTCGCGTGTCCCGGATCTGTAGCTCATCAGGGAAGGGCTCGAGGTCGGAGCGCTTGCGAGCTTGATTGACCTGCCGGAGAACCTCTTTGAAGCTTCGCGAAATGACACCGTTTTTGGGCGGCTTCCCGGAGCTCAGTTTGATTACCGGGCCGGTGCGCTGATCCTTGGGGATTGCCAAAAGGCGTTCTCGGATTTCTGGGGTGTGCTTCAGGCTGAAGGTGTATGGCTCTGTCAGGCTTTTGCGGGTTTTGCTGATCACTTTGGTGAAGGAGGTCAGGTCCCGGTCGAACATATCCCATGTCAGGCCGTCGACCCAGATTTGTCCACCGTCGCGAACGCCTCCTTGCTGGTCTTTTGCCTTCACCCATTGGCCGTGAACGTCGACGCCGCGCAGGATGAACTCGAACCGCATCAAGATCGCTAGCGATAGGTACGGGCGCCCCATACGATCTGCTTGCGCAACAATTGCCTCGATCTGTTCTCGGGTCGCGTAAGTTGACCGACGGGGAGGGTTCTGGATCCGGACCTCCTCACGGATGGCTTTGATCTTGGAGCAGTGATCGTCCCCGATCTTGATCCCGTGAGAGACAACCAGCCTCCAGTGGGTGAACCACTTTTTGATGTAGTGAGTGGAACGGCCCTTGTCTTGCATCGCTTTTTTCCACCGCATCATGCGCTCGAAGTCGGTTTCTTCGATCAGGACATTCCCGATGGCTTGCTCGATGTATCCCATCATCTGACGATACTTGTCCTGGGTTTGCGGCAGAACGTCATGATACGAGCTGAACTCGTCCGAAAGATAGCGAGCAATCAACCATCCCCATGTTCCTGGCTTGCGGCCCTGCTTCTCCCCATCGAACCATTGAAGCATTTCTCGAGTTAGGGCACGGCACTGAGCGGCGCGCTCTAGATCAAGCCCGTCGCCTTGCGATCCCCCAAGATCATAGGTTTTGATGCTGTACCCCGCATCGAGATATTTACTGGTGGGCCGCCAGAAATAGCGGTCCCTGTCTTTTCGGTACTTCAGGAACGGCGCGTAAGCCGGTTCACTGTCGTCCCAGAGCGAGTCTCTAAAACGCATCGGTGTTCTCCGTATGGTTGCTTTCCGTCAACCGCCCGGAGCGCGCTGCCGCAGTTCTTGTGTTGCGTTCTCGCGCCCATTCCTCAACTGCCTCACGATGACGCATGCCAATGGCAGGATCAATCTTGGGAAAGCCGTACTGACGCTCGAGTGTATCGCTGTTTGAGCGCAGCCATTTGACGTCATGGCCTAGCATCTTGGCGATGTCCGCCTCTTTAACGAATAGCTGCTGTACAGGCATCTCAACCCTCCTGTTTCAACACGTCTTCCAGCCTGTTGAGAGTGATCGACAGAGCATGCTCGATCGATTGTGCCGGGAGGCTCGCTCGCTTCCTGCGCTCGATCTCAGCCAGAAACAGAGCGCCGGCACGCTCAAGGTTGCGCAGGCGATCCCGGGGTTTCCACCAATCGCGTTCCCATGGCCAACCCTTCGGGGCCCCATCGGCACGCAACACGGTGTCGTGAACGGTGCCGTGGCTAAGATACAAAAAGGCTGCAGTCGCAAGTTCTCCACCGGTGTGGGCGTCGTCATGAGCCTGGTTCCAGCCTTCGACAGAGATCTGCCGCTGGCGTTCAGCTATTATGCGATCGAGAGCGTTCATTGTGCGGCCTCGGTTTCCATCTCCGGGGGCAGCCAGGTCGCAATCCGATGCTCGGCCTCGGGCCCCAGCTGAAGAGCTTTGCGAAAGTCAGCGTCATTGAACAAGCGATGCAGGTTCTCAATCTTATCGGACTTCCTCATGGCATTGAAGTCTGCGGCGTCGGCTTCGGGTCGACCCTCTAGCACCAGATCCTGCCAGAGGCTTTCGAGCGCTGCCTTGCTGATCCGGCTGAAGTAGGTGGGGGCGTCCGGTGTCCAGACCGAACGGATGTCAGGTTCGACCATTGGGGCCAAGAGGGACGTTCCAAGCGCGTTAACGGTTTGGCCGTTGATTGTCCGGATCAGGTGACGGGTCAGCACCGTGTTGCGGTGCTTTTTGCCCTTGGCTTGGAAGGTCTTGAAGCTTTCGGCATAGTTGCCCTGCGTTCTCCCGAGCTCCCGCTGATTGCTGCCATCGGAAAGCGCGTCGTCTACGGTCCATGCGCCTTCCGCCTCAGGTTCGATCTGCGGATCGGTCAGGGAGATATTGAACAGGCCACTGTAGGTCGCGTAGCCGCATTCGAGCTGCCACGCGAAGAGATCCAGAACCAGCTCTGTCTTGCCCAAGGTGGCTGTCTGCAAGGCCAATAGCTGGATCCTGCGAAGATCTTCGACGCCGGCCTGCGTCAGCTTTGGGCTTGGAATGTCGGTTTCCGCGCCGGCATCACCAGGTCTGGTGTTTTTCTTGGTGCTCTTTTGATCCTTGTACGCGCCGTCAATGCACAGTTTTCCGCGGTGATCGACATAGACGTATATTCCGCATTTCGCGCGAGTCGCTTCTTCCCAGAAGGGCTTCGCCTTTGACTCTAACTCATTCAGGCGCTTCGCCTCTGCAGGTGTCAGCGTCTCGCGGAATTCCTTGTCCTGCAGCTCGGCCTGTTCGTTCTGCTCTTTCATTGACAGTGGCGTCTTTTTCCCAGCCACCTGCGTCAGGTTTGACGTGAGTGAATATGGGATGTGAGACTCCGAGTGTGGTTTGACCCAGTTCCAGCCGAATTGCACCTTGATACCCTCGGCGATGTCGGCAAGTTTCTTTTCGAAGAGGGCGTCCAGGATATCCGGATCCTCGAGATAGGATTCATCATCGAATAGGTCATCGCGCATGCGCCCGCCGGCGGCGACATAGCCGTCCCGACCGACATACGCAGCCTTGTAATTGCTCGCGCGAACTTTGCTGTCGGTCAGTTGCTGCTTGACCCACCACTCCTGTCTTTTGCCGTCGAGCGCGCCTTGCAGGACTTCCAGCTCCTGCTCTGGATCACGGGCGAGGGTGAGGGCCTTGGCAACATCAAGCGTGATGTCGCCCCGGCGCAGTGCCTCGATCGTCGCTGTGCAAAGGTGGGCCAAGGCGAGGCGCCCCTTCACGTGCCGCACGGTCTGGGCAAATGTGCGCGCGATCATCTCGGCCGAGTTTCCCTGATCCGCCAATGCAGCATAAGCCCGGATCTCATCCGCCGGGTGTAAGGGTTTTTGCGTTGCGGATTCCGTGCCGGCCCATGCCCGGGCGAGGAACGCATCATCGGTGACCTGAACGGGAATGGCCGACAGGTCAGGTGCTTTGCTGTCCAGCATCTGCGCGCCGTTCTTGCCTAGGTGGATCAACCCGCGCAGGCGACGGCCACCCGCAACAATGCCGACGCCGGAGTTTGCGGGGTCGCGATAGCCCAGAAGGTTCTGCAAGAGACCGTTCACGGTGATTGAATCCGCCATCGCTGCGACGTCGTCGTCAGGCGTGTCCTGGCGCGGGTTCATGTCGTGCAAGTAAAGCTCGGACAACGGGAGGTATTGCAGCGGGGCGTCGGGATGGTTCAGAGGGCTGTGCTTGGTCATGAAGAGGCTCCAGATGTTTCGGGCTCGGCCGCGAAATCCATCACATCCGCGAACCACTGAAAGGATTTGGCGCGCAGATCATCGAGGGATCGTGCCTGAAGGGTGGTTTCCATTTCCCAGTCGCCGGCGAAGAGGAGGGCCTCGCTCTGGCCGTCTTCCTCGAAGTGGAAAAGGAGGTCGATGCCGTCGAGGCGCCATAGCTCTTCCGGGCAACCACATTCATCGCTGGGCACACGGGCAAGCATCGAAATAGGGGCAGTCCCTTGCGGCTTCAGCGTAGAACCGACGCGCAAATCGGCCAGCGTCTCCGCGCCGTCGTCGCTTACGTATTGTTTCCCAATGAACTCGACCAAAGTAGCCTCCTGAAGTGCGACTGAATTGGTCGGGGGTATTTAAAGAGCGCCCGCTCACTCTCTCAGATTTACAGCCCACGGTTCGCACGTGGTGGCCTGTTCCTTGACACAGGCTGCGGACCTTTGACGTTTGTGTGGTCGTCCCCCCGCAGCTGGTCCCTCTCCACCTCTGAGCCGGGAATCCGGCAGTCCTATTCGGCCGCGCGCTGGGGGCCTTGGATCAGGTCCGCGCGCCCGGCCCGTTCCAGGAGCGGCGGCAGCGGATCCGTCGCATCCGCGACCATTGGCATCAGTACGGCAAAGGTATTGGGCTCGCCCACGAAAGAGATCAGTCTCGCGTGTCCAGCTGGGGCGGGGTTGACCTGAAACCCACGAGACCATCCAATCAAATCCGTGAGGTATCCGGTATCGAGCGCGGTCTGGCGTTCCACTGGGCGTGCAAGTTCGGACGTATTGGCGGACGTATCCAGAGCCTTGCGCCAATCGGGAAAGGAAATCGGGTTGTATCGGATCTGGCAGAATACATCAGGCCCCGCCTCGGCTAGGCAGTGAGCGATGTCGAAGTCGCTGCTCATCGCCGTCATCGTGTCTTTTGAAAACTCAAGACGCGTATCGCACCAGTGAATATCGTTGAGATCGCCGATTAAGCTCATGTCGTAATCGAAGCGGGTCTCAGTCAGCCACGCGGCACTCACCTTCACAACGCATTTTTCAGGAACCTTCGTGTCAGGATCATACTGGACAAGCATGCCTTTACCATCGGTAGCGACAAGCCAGGCGCCGCCATTCGGGTCTGGATCGATCAGCACGCCATCAATATTGAAGCGGGTGTTTTCACGGCAAATCGGCATCGCGCGAAAAAGTGCCTTTGCAGGAAGATCGAAGTCAAAATTCATCTGGATGCTCCTTTTGAGCCCGGGTACAGGCGGCGGGCAGCTGCAAGTTCTTGAAAACTTGGCACTTGGTGAAACCGCTGGGCTTCTTCGGCGTTGGCGGGCCGGGTGCAACCTCTGGCATCGACAATAGCCCATCCGGTTTCGGTGGCCGCTTCATAGGCGGCGATTACTCTTTCCTCTGCCATGAGAGTCTCCTGACTTCTGGGCGCGGCTCGGTTTCGCGTGAGTGATGGAATTTGCGTGCCGCGCCCGGACATAACTGGAATGGTTGGCCGGGAGCCTGCTCGAACGCTCCCGGCCGGGCTGCCTCAGCAGGGACCTGCGGGCACAGGCCCCTGCTGCAGTCGGGGGTGTATGGTAAGAAACCCATCATCCTCGACCAGATCGGCATTCTTGAGCACCTCCTCCGCCCAGGCGCAGATTGCGGCATCCTCGCTGTGTGCGAGAGCGGAATAGCCTGCGAGCTGCACCTCAAATGGCGTGCACGCTGCCAGATCGATCGGGTAGGTGCCGCCTGCCTCGATCACGGCGGTGGCAAAGCTGTCACGCCGTTCATTGGCTGGCAGCGCCAATAGCGTGCGGGCGAAAGTGGCGATAGGGCACGGCGTCATGCGCGGCGATCTCCCGGCACAGGGCGGGGTCGTGCGAGTTTGTACCCCTTGCGGTGCGCGATCTCTCTGACGGTCTCAATGATGCTGCGAGAGGGGCGAACATCGTGCAGAGAGCCGGGAAGGTTTGAGGTGCGCATGTCCTGACCGCGTTGCGCTTTCAGTTCTGCCCAAGCGGTTTGAAACACTTCGGGAGTTTCACTGTGGTCCTCGGGGGTGCTGAGGATGCGAAATGCACTCTTTGTGAGGTCATTCATGTTGCTGCTCTCCGTCTGTATGGACGCGAGGCTAGTGACCAATATGGTCATCGTCAATAACAAAAATGACCAAAAAGGTCATAATGAGAGTCCAGTATGGTCTCACAGTATCCTGCGAGTGTCAGACTCAATGCGATGCTGTATAAGGGCAAGTATTGACGGAGAGGCGGAAAATTTAATGACTGAGCATGTGTTTAGCTTGGTTTCGGCGATTAATGCCAGGATGGATCGGTTGCGCTCCAGGGGGTGTGAATTAGCTGTTACTCACGATTTTGAGGATGCCGCTCGGCGACTTGAGGCTGTAGGGAAGCCATACCTAACTCCATCGCTATCGTTTGCATGGAACGATTTCACCCGTGATTCATGCTTTTGGGTGTCATTGGCTCTCGAGGGCGACGTCATGGGGGCTGCAGGTGTAAAGAGGGAGGTACTGAATGGGGAGCCGATATCAAGTTACTGGAGGCGCAGTCTAAAGAGGCAGTATCCGCGCGATGATGGCGCTGATGTGATTTCTTCGGTGTCGCCTCTTGTTGACCTCAGTCTTGGTGGAGAGTTGGCATATTTTGGGGACCTCTATTTTCATCCCAAACTTCGGGAATTGAGGGTGTTAGAGGATTTTGGGCGAGTGGTGCTTTATCACGCTGCACTCAGTTTTCGTGTTCAGACCTTCTATGCGTTTTTAAAGGATCGGGATTTGCGTCGTGGCTTTGGGTTTCAATTGGGCTTGATGTCCTGCATTCCGCAGGCTCAGGTTTGGTCTCAGCCCTTCCCAGAAGGCAGGGGTAGTCACGAGGCTTGCTGCTTCTCGCGGCGTGATCAAGTGCTGGAGTTGGCGCGACTAGACGCTGGTATTGCATAGACGCCGACGGCTGGTTTGCCATTGAAATCTTTGACCGGGAATAGCAGGCGCTTATACATGAGTTCGTTTACTTCGGGCTGGCCGTGCACGTGTGTTGCAAGGGTTTCAATCGAAATAAGGCAGGTACCTTTCCCAGCGAGTTGGTAAGAAGTGACAAGCTTCTTGCGATCGGCGGCGGGAAAATTATCCACCGCCCTTTGAAGCATGTCGTTCGATTGGATCGGCAATACGCGTGCTGCGAGGCTTTTTTCACCGAGGTGTAGGAGTGAGAGGGTAGTGTCGTCAGGCTCGGGAACTGCGTAGATGACTATAAAATCAAGAATTGTTGTAGGTAGTGGGCTGTTTGTTCGGAGGGCTACAAGATCCGTTACCTCATCGATGGAGGGGGCGTTGCCTTCGGCGATATCGAGGAGCTGAGCGTCGGGTTTGATTGACAGTGCCTCACATATTCTGAAAAATCGGCCGATCCCTATGTCGCTTTGCCGTTTGAAGAGGCTGGACAGAAAGCTTCTGCTGTTCCCGGTTCTCTTCGAAGCGTCATTGAGACTCACTTGATGGGTATAGCAGTGCTCGGTAACCCGGCGCTCTAGCCAAGTCACATACCTCTGATGACTTTTCTCTGGCATGTTGAATATTTTCAATGAGCTAAGATTGATTTTGACATAGGCAGAGCGCGTAGTGCTTCTATCGTGCTATGGTTGTATTTTGAGGGAAATCTGAGTGATTTACTGGATTTCAAACCCCAAGCTTTTCTTCGCGTCTCGCTTGGCGGTGGTTACGGGTAGGACAGTTGATGAGTTTTATTTTCAGGAGTCTTGGTTTTCGATGTTTCGCATTTTAGTGGCGAGGTCCAAGGGAAGGCCGCCCCATTGACCCAAAATCACGAAGTCCATCGTAACTCCGAAGCGCTCAACCAGTAGCGCAGCAAGTTCTTTTGATGCAGCGCGCTTTCCGCCTTCTGTGCGCGACCAATAGGTGCGCTCAATCCCTAGTAGGTCTGCAATCTCAGCTGGCTGAAGGCCGAGTGCGCGCCTGAGTAGTCCCAGACGATAGCCGATCCGCTCGGGGCGCATCTCGTTGGAAAAGCTTGTCTTTCCGGTTGTCTGACTGCGGTTGGCGCTCATGACACTTGTTATCGTGACCAAGCTGTTCATTTTCAATCACCAAAAAGGACAGTTGACGAATGACCGAAATGGTCATTATGTTTCGTGCCATACACGATAGGGGCTACATCAAGTCATGGATGGAAGAGTTTCGAGCGTCGCCGAATTGATTGATCGATGGCCGTCTCGCGGAGAGTTGGCCAAGGATGCTGATGTGCAGCCGATCGTCGTGCAGCGTTGGGCGGCAAGAGGGAGTATTCCCGCGAAGTACCACCTTCGGATTATGAACAGCGCCAGACGGCGAGGATTGAAGGTCGATTTCGAGGACATCGCAAGAGTACACGCAGGCTCCTGATCGTTGAGTATCACAGCTTTCCATGCCGTCAGTTTCGGCGCGGAACCCCAAAACCCCAAGGAATAAGAGTTTCCGATGGATAAGAAGCTTTCTGCACATATGGCCAAGGCGCTGATCAAGCGGGCAGGCGGCATCCCGGCGGCCTGTGCCGCGATCGAAGCGGAGACTGGAGAGGGGATCGCGGCCGGAACCCTGTCAAAGGTGCAAAACGGGCACCTCGATATCAGCTTTCTCTGTGTGCTGGCACTGACCAAGGCCACGGGGGATCGATCCTTCGTGAACCTCTTGAACCGGGAATGCGAGGACGCGACCGGCGCCGAGGAGATCCTTGCGCATCACCTCGAGATGCTGCGCGAAAGCACCGAGATGGTTGAAGCGGTCGCTCGTGCCGAACAGAAGCCCAGCCGCGAAACCATCCAGCGCGCCCGGAAAGAAGCTGCGGATGTACACGAGCAGAGTGGCCGGGCCATCGCCGCCTATGATGCGATGCTCAACGAATTGAATGCTGGCGTGGCGTCAATCCGTCGATCGATTGCGGGGGATGTGCAGTGACCTATCGCTCGGAAGTTAATGCAGCAGGTGTCGGCGAGCTCCTTGCCGAGGACACCACCGATGGAGGGGCAGGTGACCTGCATGCAGCCCCCACAACTCCTCCCTGCGGAACCTGGGCGCGTGATGGCGAATGCAATTACGCGCCCCTTTTTCAGGGGGCAGTCGCATGAGCGCACATAGCTCACGCAGCCGTTCGCGGCATCCGGATCCCAAGACCTTTGATCGGGAAAAGTTCCGCGTCGGGCATATCCTGTTTGAGCTCTGTGATCATCCTGAGAACGGAAAGACTTTTGCCCTCATCGCGGGTGAGGCGACCGAAGCCAAGTTTATGCGCCCGATGTTCACCGGATTCGTGCAGCGCGGGATGGGGACGCAACTGCGCCGTTTGGCGCATCGCTTCGATGAGCTTGAAGCAGATCTTTCGACAGATGGAGATGACGCATGACACTTCGACCAATCGATGTATCAGAACAGCCACCGGTCCAGGTGAAAGCGCCCGTATCCGAGCCGGAATTGCGCTGGTTAGAGATCTCCGATCTTGTCGTGAATGACCTCTACCAGCGTCCGCTTGGGGCAAAGAACTGGAGTGTTATCCGAAAAATAGCGATCAAGTTCGATTGGTCCAAGTTTACTCCGATCACTGTTGCCCCCAGCGGCGAGGGCTGTGATAGGTTTGCGATCATCGATGGTCAGCACCGCGTGCATGCTGCCGCCATGAGGGGGCTGGTACGCGTTCCGGCAATGGTCGCGAATATTGCGCCGCCTGAGCAGGCATCCTGTTTCGCGGCGATCAATTCGGCTCGGACCAATGTCTCGGCGTTCCATCTGTTCAAAGCTGGGCTTGCGGCGGGTGATACATCGGCGCGGATCGCTGATGCCGCTGTGAGCGCCAGCGGCTGCCGGCTCATGCCGTACAATAAGTCTGCTCGCAACCGCGAGGCCCGTGAGATCTATGCCATCGGGCTGGTGCGGGGATACACGTCACAAAAGAATGGTGCATCGATCGTGACGCGGGCATTGCGGGCATTATCCGGATCCGCATGCGCCGAGGATCCGCAGCTGTATCAAGCCCGTATTCTGCGGCCCTGGTTTGCCACCCTCTGGGATGAACCTGAGATGTGTGAGCTGAACCTCGAGGCCTTCGTGTCGAAAGCAAATCTGGTCAGTGTACGGGACCGGATCGGCGTGATGCGCGAGAGACCTGAGTTTGCGAAATGGTCTGACTACGCGCTCGCGGCAAAATCGTTCAAGGCTCTCCTGCGCCAATCGGCGCGCAGCGGCGAGATTGGCTCATATCTTCCTTCTGAGGGAGATGAGGGATGATCGCGGGTGGTTTCGGTGGAAACGCAAATCGCCCCATGCTGAGGGCGGTCCGTTGAATGTGCAGGACGCCAAATGCTGTGAGGGCAAACCGGAGGAGTCCCAGAGTGAGCGTCGAGGATCTCTGCTCGTGGAGCTGTGCGTGCTGCTAAAGGCGGTGCAGCCTGAGGATGTCCGTAAGGTTGCGACCCTCTTGGTGTCCTGGCTGGATGGTGCCGGCGCAGGCATGCCGGAGCTTGATGTGTTCGGTGATCTGCGCGGCGACGCAAGGTTTTGGGCCGATATCGCACACCCTGCTGAACTGGAGGCGTATGTCGCTGCGGGCATCCGCCGTCTGGAACGCACGCAGCTGTCCGAGGCGGCTCGGAAGCGTCTGTTCGTCGCCTTCTGGGAAGTCATGGCGGATGCGGATCGGCGCAAGTTTTTGGAAAGGGCCGATCCGGCCGGAACTTTCTATAAGGTGAAACCGTGAAAGATGGGTTTGATCTAGTGGACACAGGAGATCCATTCGACACGATCACGCCGGTCATCCCGATTTCGGATCGGCCGCGATCGCAGTCGGTGGTCGCAGGAACGCTGAACGACCCGTATCGCCGCCAGGCGGTGGCCGATGCGCGCAGCCTGTGGCGTAAGTCAATCCCCGGATCGCGCGGCGTCGTTGCTGCCTATCTTGCCTCGCAGGGCATCCAGTTGGATGAAATTCCTGCAAATCTCCGGTTCGTGCTTGACCATCCGTACATGAAGAAATCCGGAGGCCTATACCATGAGCTACATCGCGGGCCTTGTGTCCTCGGCGGGATCTTCTCTGAGGCAGGCCAGCTGCTTGGCGTCAACCAAATTTGGGTTGATCCAAAGCCGCCGCATGGGCGCGCAAGCATTCAAATGGACGGGGACCATATGCCTGCAGAGATCGTGCGCGGATCCTGTAAAGGGGGATTCCTGCCGCTGGTTTGGCCAGAGGCAGCCACGGCTCTGGTAGTAGCACGTAGCCTGGAAGCGGCCCTGCGCGCCTATGCGTCACGCCCATCCGGGCTAGAGGATGCGGCCTATTGGGCTGTTGTGGATCTCAAGGTGATGTCCGGCAAGATGCAGCGGCAGAAGGGTGTTCGATACTCGGGCCTGCCTGATCTGTCAGATGATACCTCATTCGTCGCGCCGCATTGGGTGAAGCGCCTCGTGTTCCTTCAGGAAGATGACAGGACTGGCACTCGGCAGAAGCTCGAAAGTGGTCTGAAGCGCTCGATGCACGTTCGCCCCGGCTTACGGGCGTCGATCGTGCGGATCGGCTCCGCTGCGAAGGGTGGAGTGTAACCCATGCAGATCGAATTCCTGTGTCCCGATGATGCCAGACAGGCCGAACATATCAGCGAGACTGCAGAGGAATTCTACGCCTCACGGCGTCCAGATCTTGATGCCAGCGAGCTGGCGGCAATGTCGCGTTGGCTCGCGTGGAAGGCCGGCGTGTCCGGTCAGCGCGCAGTCACGGCCGGCAGCGATGGCGACGATGGGCTCGCGCGTGAGCTGGAGGAATGGTGCCTGTCGCTGTTTCGGGCAGCGACGCTCGCGCACGAGTTTAGTCAATCAAAAGAGTCCTAACGGGCCAATTGCAGGAAAGGAGGGCAGGCATGACGCAGGATAGCGATGCGCTGCAAGCGGATTTCGAAAATGAAGAAGTGATCGCTCCGATGGATGATGGTCCGCCACCTCAGAAACCGAGAGGACCAATTGGAAAATCGGGCGCTGGAGCGGGTAGGGCGGGGCGTGGTGGTAAGCAGGGCAGCGGCAAGCCGTCATCGATCTTGCCAGAAGGATTCCCCGTGCAGCCGCTCGGTATGTCTGCGGGAAAGTACTATTTCCTCAATGCCCGCGGTGAGAGAATCGATTTGACCGCAGGCGCTTTGAGTCAGCGTGCCAATCTGGTGTCATTGCTGGCTGGCAGCACAACGCCGAAACGGCACCTGAAAGATATCGCTCCGCCGGACGCGCGCAAGGATACAGATTTCAACCCTGCAAATGCGGCTGACAAGCTCATGCAGGCCTGTGCCGAAATGCCGCTTTATGATCCATCGAAACCGGTCCGCCATTTCGGGACTTGGCGTGGCGGATCTGTGCATCCGGTTGTCCACCTCGGCGAAACGGTCGAGACCTCATCGGAAGAAGAGGTTGTCGGGCGCATGATCGGTAGTGACCTCTATCCCGCAGTGCCGACGCTGGGCCTCCCGGATGGGGTCGCGGCCACTGCAGAAGAGATGAACATCATCCGGATGGCGCTTCGCGATGGGTGGAACTGGGTGTCTCCAGATGCCGTGGATCTGGTGATAGGTTGGATTGGTCAGGCGGCACTAGGCCAGTACCCCCGATGGCGCAGCCATATGTGGATCCGTGGGCGTTCTGGTGCCGGTAAAACAACGTTGCTCGAGGTGATATCTTCGCTGCTAGGTGGGATGTCGACAGGTGTGAAGAGCAGCGGGTCATCGGCCTCGATCAGGCAGACAACCAACCGGATGGCGATTGCGCGGATCTTTGATGAGGCCGAGGGCACCGGGACCGGCGACATCGAAGATGTAATCGCTCTGTTTCGTCTGATGTCCGATGCGCATGGCGCGCGGGTGGAGCGAGGGACCTCTGACCATACTGGCATTCGCTTTGAGATCTACGGAGCGGGCCTTCTGGGCTCGATCATTCCAGGATCGATGACGCCACAGGACAGATCCCGGTTTGTCGTTGTTCCTCTGAAGGTTAGAGAGAAGTCTTCAGATCCGGCGCATGACGCGGTCGAGCTCGACAAGTTGGAACGAAGGGCAAAGGAGCTTGGCCCCCGGGTTTGGAGGCGCATGCTAAGCCTAGCGTCCCAGCGTTGGGATAGCACGTTTCGGGTTTACAACAGCCTTGTGCAGAGCCTCGGCGCCCAGGCACGTGCAGGAGACACGGTAGGCGCATTGCTTGCCGGCTGGGACCTGATGCTGTTCGAGAGGCCGCTGGTGGACCCTGAGACAAATCAGGCCGATCCTAAGCGCATGGAGCGCGCTCTGGCCATGGCACTCCCGCTTGTCGAGGAAACCCGCGAGGCTGAGGAGGAGGGCGAAGGTGAGCGCCTGCTGACGTGGATCTTCGGAGCGATGATCCACAAGGATCACGGTGGCATGATTTCGGTTAGCGAGTTGATCCAGACCATCCAGGAGTTCCAGGACGTGAAGTCGGGCGAATACCAGAACAAGCTCCTCGCTCGATTGGGGCTGAGGGTCATGCCGGGCGAGCGCGGGCAGCGCGACCTCTTCGTGGCAAACGGTGAGAACCCGCAGCTGAACAAGGCGCTCGCGAACACGCGGTGGCGTGGCGGTGGGCACCGCGCAGCGCTGGATACTATGCCTGAGGTGGCTCCTGCGCCAAAGCCAGTCAGAGTTGATGGTAGGCCCAAGAGGGGCCTCGTTGTGCCCGCGCGTTTCCTCCCCGGCTATATCAAAGAAACCGCCTCGAACGAGGGGGAGGATGGCATCTGATAGGTTGGATGGGCGTTACGTTTGAGCTCGAGCGTAACGCAAACGTAACGCCTTAAGTAACGGAGGCAATGCATTGAAAATAATTCAGAATATATGAAAAAATTCAGTGCGGTTACGGCGTTACGCTGCAGGGAGAGCCTCCCTGACGGGCAGGCGCGCGAACGGTGTGCACATATTCATCGTAACGCCGGAACTCAAATCTATCTGATAACAAAAAGACATTAATAAACAGAGACTTGGGTGAGTTACGCAGGCCGTTACGGTGGCGTTACACTTAAGTCAAAGCGTAACGGGCGAAAAAGGGCAGTGAAAATGATGATGAGGGTGAACATGACAGGTCGTTCGGCAGTGGCAGGCAGCGTCCTGTGTATGCCTGGTGCGGTACGGTGGCATGCACTGTTTGTGCTACCGCAGAAGGAAGATCAGGCTGAGGCATGGCTTCGTCGACGTGGTGTCTATGGCTTTCACCCGGTCACTACGCGCCGTACTACGAGAGCTGGAAAGGCGCGTGAATACCATCGTCGTTACCTGCCGGGCTATGTGTTCGCTCGCTTTCCCGGCGAAGCTAAGCCGCATGAGGTTCTGTCTTGCCCGTTCATACAGGGCGCGCTCACGCGTGCAGATGGCGCGTGGGGCGTAATCCTCCCGAACGACCTGCGTTCGCTTCATGCTATGCGTCGGGTTGATGAAGACGCCGATCGGGCGCGTCGTGCAGAGGAGCGTATGCGTCGACGTCGCCAGTCGATCCAACGTGGTGACGCTGCGCTGTTCAAATCGGGCGCTTTCGTCGGGCACCATTGCGAAGTAGTCCAGGTTCTCGCGGACAATGGCGCCAAGGTAAGTTTCAAGCTCTTTGGGCGCGAGGTGCTAACGACGACATCGGTAGATGACCTTGTTGCGATTCAGCGAAACACTTGACTGGGACTAAGAGCCGCGACTAACGTCCCCAACCATAGCCCCATTCCGGCAGGTCCCCGCGCGATACGCGGCAGCGCCCCGGAAGGTGGGCGGCGGACTCTGGTTAAAAACGCTCAGAGTGACCCGCCTGTAATGTGCCCGGAGCGATCATCGCTGCCGGGCTTTCTCTATCATAGTTCGAGGCGCTGATGCCTAAGCTGAAGAGACTGGAGCCAAGACTTCAGGGATTGAAACCGCGCATTGCGGCCCTGAAGACCGACTTTGACACGACGCGCCGACAGCAACATGCATGGCGGAAATGGTACAGCACGGCACGCTGGAGCAGGCTGCGGATGCAGTGCTTCGAGCGTGATCTCTTCACCTGCCAGATGTGTGGGGCGATTGAGGCTGACACATCGAAGCTCATCGGTGATCACGTTCGTCGCCACAATGGGGATCCAGATCTGTTCTGGGATCTCAATAACCTGCAGTGCCTGTGCAAACCCTGCCACGACAGGGAGAAACAGCGCACTGAGGCCGCCGAGCGGATCGCCGGGGGCATAGGGGGGGGCTGATCCCTCCAGGGGGCGGAATACCCAAACCGGCGCCTATCTCATGTGGAGAATTTTTTTGGCCGAGAATGAAAATCCCGACGCCTTTGACCTCTTTGGGAACCCTGTCTTTTCCACCAAAGGAAAGCGGGGACGTCCCAAGTTCCAAAGGACTGAGGAAAATGCACGTAAAGTCAGTATGTTACTTGGCTTGGGCTGGTCGAATGGTCGAATTGCCTCCTGCATCGTGGATCCGCGCACGGGCAATGCGATCTCGGAGCCGACGCTAAAGCGGTATTTTAGATCCGAGCTCGGTGAGCGGAACAAAATGCGAGATCGGCTCGAGGCGCGGCGGTTCGAGCGGACCTGGGCGGCGGCCGAGGCAGGCAACATCGGGGCCGAGCGGCTTTTGATGCAGATGCTGGAAAAGAACGACCTGATGGGGGCCAGCCGACGCCTCGATGATGCTCAGTCGAGCAAGGATGCTGCGAAGCCCGATCGAGAAACAAAGCTCGGTAAGAAAGAGGCCGCGCGACAGGCGGCGCATGAAAGCGCTGAGGATAGCGAATGGGGCGCGGATCTCGATCTGCCCGGATTTCGCCCGAACTGAGGTTTGATCCATGCTCGATGCGTTCATTGATCCTGCTGAGCGGGCGGCTTGGTCCACGGCGGTTCCGGACTGGGAAGAGCGGATCCTCAATCGGCAATCGCTGATCCCGGATCTTCCGTTGTGGGACGAGCCAGCTGAGCGGGCGCTGCGGATCTTCAAACGGCTTCGGGTTCCCGATCTTATCGGGCAACCTACCTACGGCGAGGTCAGCGATCAGTGGGTCTTTGATCTGGTGCGTGCCATCTTCGGCAGCTACGACCCAGTCAAGAAACGGCGGATGCTGCGGGAATTTTTCCTGCTGATCCCAAAGAAGAACGGGAAGTCGGCGATCGCGGCGGCGATCATCCTGACCGCCTGCATCATGAATGAACGGCCTGAAGCGGAGCTGCTGCTGATCGCCCCTACGATGACGATCGCCAAGATCTCCTTCAAACAGATCAAGGGGATCATCCGGGCCGATCCGGAGCTGGACAAGCGGTTCCATATTCAAGATCACGCCCGGATGATCACGCATCTGGTCAGCAAGGCGGAGATCTCGGTAAAGGCCGCTGATGGGGACGTCATCACCGGTGGCAAGGCCACCTATACGATGATTGACGAAACCCACGAGTTTGCCCGCAAGAGCAAGGCGGACGGAGTTTTTCTCGAACTGCGGGGGGCATTGGCATCCCGGCCTGAAGGGTTTGTGATGCAGATCACTACCCAATCAAAGGAACAGCCCGCCGGCGTGTTCAAGGCTGAGCTCGAGACCGCGCGTGCCGTGCGGGACGGGCGGTTGCAGTCGCCGATGTTGGCCGTGCTCTATGAGTTGCCCAAAAAGCTGGCCAAAAGCTGGCAGAAGCAAGAGACTTGGGCGCTGGTCAATCCGCACCTCGGCCGATCTGTCGATCCGGCCTTCCTGCAGGACCAGCTGGTCAAGGCGCGTGAAAAAGGGCCGAAAGAGCTGCAGCTGTTGGCCTCTCAGCACTTCAACGTCGAAATCGGCGTCGGCCTCGGTGGCGGATGGACCGGCGCGCACTATTGGAAGAAAGCAGGGCCGCAGACGTTCGGCCTTGATGAGTTGATTGCCCGGTCTGACGTAGCGGTTGTTGGGCTAGACGGCGGCGGTCTGGATGACCTGTTTGGGCTGGCCGTGGTCGGGCGCGAGATCGAGACCAAAAATTGGTTGATGTGGTTCCACGCCTGGGCGCATCCAGAAGTGCTGCGGGTGCGTAAGGAGATTGCGTCGCGTCTGGGTGATTTCGCCAAGGCTGGCGATCTTATTCTACTGGGTGAGGACGAGCCAACGGGAGATATCGAGGGCGCAGCGCGGATTGTTGGCAAACTTCTCGAGGCGCAGTTGCTGCCGGAGGAGGCCGCAATCGGGCTGGATACGGTGCAGGTCTACGCGATCCTCGAAGAATTGATGTCGATCGGTGTCGCGGAAGATCAGCTACGCAACATCGGTCAAGACTGGCGCTTGTCACCGGCGATCTGGGGCATGGAGCGGAAGCTGAAAGACGGCACGCTGTTGCACAGCGGGCAACCGATGATGGAGTGGGTGCTTGGCAACGCCAAGGTTGAACAGCGCGGTTCTGCCGTGCGGATGACCAAAGAGGCCGCGGGGCGGGCCAAGATCGACCCCCTGATTGCCGGCATGAACGCCTTTACCTTGATGAGCCGCAATCCGGTTGCGGCGGGGTCCAAGACCTTCGTTTACAACGGGATGTGAGAATGGGAATTTTTGATTTCCTTCGGCCAGCGGCGACGCTGGCTGAACCAGCCGTGCGCGCTGAACCACCGGTGTCTGCAGCTTCAGACACCTCGGTTTCGAGCGAACGTCAATGGAAGGGTTTTGTCGTTGCGGGCGGTCGATCAAAGGCCGGCGTGCCGGTGAGCGAAACCACCGCCTTGACCATTCCAGCCACCTTGCAGGCGCTTCGGATCTTGACCGGCGTCTTTGCGATGACGCCGCTGCATTTTTACCAGAAGACCGACAGGGGGCGGATGTCGGCCGAAGGCAACCCGGCGGCGCAGTTGTTTCGGCTGGGTCCAAACAGTCACCAGACTGCCTATGCGTTCTTTGAGCTCTTGTTGGCGGACATCCTGTTGACCGGGAATTTCTACGGCTATGTCAGCCGGGATTTTCGGGGCGAGGTGAAGGCGGTGACCCGGCTGAAGCCCGGCCAGTGTCAGCCGGTCGAATATTTCGATCGCGCCGAAGGATCGATCCTTTTTTTCGATGCCACCTTGCCGGATGGAAGCCATGAGCGTTTCCCGGCGCGTGATATCTTTCACGTTGGCGGGTTCTCTCGGGATGGGGTTCAGGGTCTCAACCCCGTGCAATACGCACGTGATGCCTTGGGCGGTGCAATTGCAACAGCGGATCACGCGGCTCGGTTCTGGAACAAGGGCGGGCGCCCTTCGACGGTGCTGACCAGCGAGAAAGCCATTGGGCCTACCGATAAGGATCGGATCAAGACCGACTGGACCCAAATGTATTCGGGTCCAGACGCCGATATGGTTGCTGTCCTCGATCAAGATCTAAAGGCCGAGTTCTTGGCTCATGATTTGAAATCCAGCCAATATCTGGAAACGCGACAGTTTCAGGTGGTCGATCTCGCCCGAATCTGGGGTGTGCCGCCGCACCTGATCTTTGATTTGTCGCGCGCCACCTTCGGTAACATCGAGCAACAAAGCCTCGAGTTCGTCATCTATCACTTGGGCCCCCATTACACGCGGGTTGCCCAGGCCGCGACTAAGGCCTTTGCCAAGATCGGGTTCTACTTTGAGCATGTCACTGCCGAGCTAGTCAAAGGCGACCTGAAGAGCAGGATGGAGGCTTATTGGCTGCAACGCCAGATGGGCATGGTGAACGGCAACGAACTGCGCAGCTACGAGAACCTTCCCAACATCGAAGGCAATGCGGGGACGGACTACTGGATGCCGGCGAACATGCAAGTAGCCGGAGCATCTGCGGCGCCGGGCAGCACCGAAGACACCAGCGGAGACCAATCATGAAACAGGAATTGACGGCGCTGGTTGCGGCCATTCGGGCGCAGCCCTGGGCGATCATGCCGGATTATCTCGATGCGATCGAAGCCATCGCGCTGCGCGCCCTTGATGAAGACGTGCTGAAGCGGATCGCGCAGGACGGCCACATTCCGCGCCTCGAAGGCAATTTGTCGGCCGTTGCGGCGGTAGGAACGCGCCTCGAGGGAGCTGGGATGAGCACTGTCCGCGACGGATCCGCCGTGGTGCCGATGTTCGGGCCGATTTTTCCACGGGCATCGATGATTAACGCTTCTTCCGACGGAACTTCCTTGAACGCATTTATGCGGGACATCCGCGTGGCGCAGGCGTCGACCGATGTGCATCGGATCGTCGTGGTGGTGGATAGCCCGGGCGGCGTGGTCTCCGGGCTCGGCGAAGCGTCTGAAACGCTGCGTGCCACCACAAAGCCGATCACCGCCTTTGTCACCGGCAACTGCGCCTCGGCGGCTTATTGGCTCTGCAGCCAATTTGGCGAGATCGTGATGGATCGCTCTGCGGCGGTCGGCTCGATCGGGGTGGTCGCGTCGCTGTCCCGGCAGGAGGCGGCGGATAACCAGGGGCGCCGGTCTTATGAGATCGTCAGCAGCAATGCCCCGAACAAACGTCCGGATCCGTCCACGGAAGAGGGCCGGACGGCCATCCAGAAAGACATCGACGCCATAGAGGAGGTGTTCATCGCAGATGTGGCCGCCGGTCGCCGCGTCTCGGCCGATCGCGTGCGAAGCGATTTTGGCCGCGGCGCAATGCTCTCGGCCACGCGCGCCATCGAGGCGGGCATGGCTGATCGCATTGGCACACTTGAGGGGGTGCTGACTGAAGGTTCCGGGCGCACCCGGAAAACTGGAGCGGGTCGCAGTGCGCACGCGGCCGCTGAAATCGAAACGCGGCGGCGCGCCGCAATGAGGAACTGACCATGGATAAGATCCTGGAACTGCGAGCCCGCCGCGCGGGTATCATCGACCGTATGGACGCGCTGGTTGCGTCAATCGGCGATGGGGAGGAATGGACAGAGGATCAGACTGCCCAATTCGATGCCCTGAAGGCCGAAGATGATAAGGTGACGGCAGAGCTCACCCGCCTTGAAGATGTGGAGCGCCGCCGCGCTGAGGCCGCGCGTCCGGCCGCGCCGCTGCCTGGTGCTGCGGGCACCGAAGCTGGTGGGGTACCGACTGCACCCGCAGCCCCGAAGGAGCCAGGCCTGCAGTTCGCTCGCATGGTGCGCACGATCGCGGCGGCGGGCGGCAACCAGTATGTTGCACAGCAGATCGCCGAGGCGAGCGGAGACAGCGGTCTTTTTGCCAGCCAGAACATGTCCACCGGCACCGCCGGCGGATTTCTGGTGCCGGAAGATGTGTCCAGTGAGGTGATCGAGCTGTTGCGCCCGCTCAGCGTCGTTACAGCGATGGGCCCGCGTATTGTTCCCATGCCGAACGGGAATATGACTACCAACCGCCGCGCGAGCGGAGCAAATTTCGAATATGGCGGTGAGCAGCAGGACATCAAGGCAACCGGATACGAGTATGGTCAGGTGAAGCTGTCGGCGAAGAAGCTGAGCGGGATCATCCCGATATCCAATGACCTGCTGCGCACGGCCTCCACGGCCGTCGACCGAATGGTGCGCGATGATGCACTGGCCGATGCTGCGCAGATCCAGGATCGTCATTTCCTCCGCGGTGCGGGAACAGATTATGCGCCAAAGGGGCTTCGTTTCCAGCACACGGGCACGCCTTTCGCCGCGACCCATGTGCTGACGATGACCGCTGCGCCGGATCTGCAAAAGGTGGATAACGATCTCGGCCGCCTCGAGCTCGCTCTGGCGAACAACAATGTCGTTGTGACCGGGGCGCATTGGATCATGTCGCCGCAAATTGCGATGTTCCTGACCAACCTGCGCGACGGCAATGGCAACAAGGTTTATCCGGAGATGGCCAATGGCCAGCTGCGCATGAAACCGGTGCACATCACCACCGAGATCCCGAGTAACCTTGGTGGAGGCGGCAACGAGTCCGAGATCATGCTGGCGCATCCGGGTCACATCCTTGTTGGTGAGCACATGGGCATTGAAGTCGCGATGTCTACCGAAGCGGCCTACAAGGACTCCGCGGGCAATATGCAGGCCGCGTTCTCTCGCGACGAGACACTGATGCGGATGATCATGCAGCATGACATTGGCCTGCGCCATCTGCCAGCCGTGGCCGTCCTTACGGGCGTCACTTGGGCACCCGGCCTCTGATCCTGAGCCGGTGGGCCCAGTCGGGCCCGCCATTACCCTTCGGTCATACTGAGGAGACATGTCATGACCACACAATTTCGAAATATCGGCGCGCTGATTTCGGTTATGCGCGCCACCGCCAACGTCGCAGCGACGGCAGGCGGGGCAGGCGACAACGTCGAAGTGGTGGGCGCCATCATTGATCGCGGCGAGATCGGTTTCCCGCAAAGCTGCGTACTCGCCATCCCGTTCTCTGCGACCCTCGCGGAGGGAGAGACGCTGTCGATTGCCTGCGAAATCGAGTCCAGCAACGACCCGAATCTCAGCGGTGCCACAGCCGTGACCACTGCTGCGAGCGCCGTGGTTGCAACGGGCCCCTCCGGTGGTGGAGCCGTCACGGGCACCCTCGAGCTCGATGCAGCTATCATGGGGGCGGGGCGCTACGTTCGCGCGAACTTCACCCCCGATCTCAGTGCGGCCAATACTGACACGGCCGCGTTGTCATCCGTCCTCGTATTCGGCGGTGCGGACCGCTTGCCAGCATGAAGTCTGTCGAGTTTCTGAAATCCTATCGCATGTATCAACCAGGCGAAATCGCCGGATTCGATGATGCGTTGGCGGACAAGTTGATCGCGGGTGGTGTTGCTGTTCTTCCTGGCGCTAAACGTGCCTTGAAGACCGAAACCGCCGATGAGCTGGGGCGCCCGGTGGATCGCGACGATGCCGTTGTCGATGTTGCATCTGGCACAGAGGCTGGGAATGGGTCGGGCATCGATCTCAGTACGGTGGTGATTGAAACGGGAAGCGGCGATCAGTCGTCACCCGCAGCCTTTGAGACCGTCACCGGAGATCCTGGCGCAGCGGATGCTGCCGATGCGTCTGGTTCGGATGACGCCACATCAACCGACACCGTTGGGGCCTCAGGGGGTTCTGCCAAACCCAGCAAATCTGCGTCAGGGTCCTCATCGGATACCACCAAGAAATCCACTGCAAAAAAGGCCTGACGAATGCGTCTGACCCTTACCACGCCAGCGGCTGATCTTCCTGTGTCGCTCGAGGAGGCAAAAAGGCACTGCCGTGTCGAGGCGGATGACACCGAAGATGATCAGCTGCTCGAGGGTCTCATTGCGGCGGCAGTGGACTACCTAGATGGCCCGTCCGGTATCCTTGGGCGGGCCATTATCACACAGACTTGGCTTTTGGAGCTGCCAAGCTTTCCCGTCAAACTTGATCTTCCGCTAGAGCCGGTTCGTTCGGTAACCATCACCTATCTGGACGCGTCCGGGGCGGAGCAGACCTTGCCGGAAGGAGCCTATGAGCTGAATGCGCGACCCTCGCAGCGGACGCAGTTGGCATTGGTTAGCGGCACGCAGATGCCAGTGCTAAAAGATACAAGCTGGCCTGTCAGGATTTCGATCATCGCCGGGTTCGGTGGTGCCAACGCCTGTCCGCCGGGGTTGAAAGTCGCCATCAAGATGATCGTCGGTCTTTGGTATGAGCATCGTGAGGCCATCATGCCGGTAGATGTGAATAGTGGCTGGCCGGCACCAGTTGGTGCTCTTTTGGCGCGCTGGCGCATTCCTTTGTGAGAGGGTGAGACTCATGAAGAATAGAGCTGGAGCCGGCAGGCTAAAAGAGCTTGTTGCGTTTGACCGTCGCGTTCCCGGACATCCCGATGGTCTGGGTGGTACGATCGATGTTTGGACCGAGATCCGAACCTGCCGCGCTGAGTTCATGTTCATGAGAGGATCCGAGAGTGTCGACGCGGCCCGCTTGCAGGGTCGGTCCGTTTTCAGAGTGCGGATCCGGAAACTGGGTACCGCTCGGTCTCTGGCTCAGAACGTCCGTATGCGCACGGTGAAACGAGGACTTCCGGAAGGACTCGACGATCAGGATCCGCTCCCCGGCGTGCGTTACAATGTCCTTGAGGTTGACGCGATCTCGGACAGTAAATGGGTTTTCTTGAGTGTCGAAACCTCGGAGCACCCCATCTAGGGATGTCAGCACATGAAGTCTTTGTTCAAGGTCGAAGGCCTAAGAGAGGTCGATAACGCGCTCGCTGCGCTGCCTAAGGCTACATCGAAAGCCGTTGTACGCCGCGCGCTGTCAAAGGAGCTGCAGCCGGTTGCAGATATGGCGAACGGGCTATGGCCTGGCGCCGACGACAGTGCATTCGCTGTTTCCTCCAAGCTCAAGAGAAACCTGCAAAAAGCCAAGAGCAGCACCACTGCGGTGACTATGTATGTTGGCGCAACTCCTTCCGCACCTCACGCGCATCTACTGGAATTGGGCACTGAGCCTCGCTTTCACGAAAGCGGAAAGTACGTTGGTGCGGTCTCACCTCAACCGATGTTGACACCTTCCTGGGATGCGTTCCGTGGGCAGATCCTAGAGGGACTGGCCGCGTCGTTGCGAGAAGAGATCGAGGCGACCCTGGCGCGCCGCGCAAAGCGAGGCCTCTAATGGAAGAGCACCTGTATTCAACTCTCTCCGGCGCCCTGAGTTGCCCGGTGAAGTGGGGCTTCTTCAGCGATGGGGAGACCATGCCACGCGTGACTATGACCCGTATGTCGGGGAAGCGCTACCACACCTTGAACAGCAAGGGGCTGATGCAAGGCTCCACTCAGATCGACTGCTGGGGCGCGAGCTATAATCAAGCTATCGGCGCGTCGCGTGAAGTCCGGGCTGTACTGGAAGGGTACCGCGGCGGCCCGATCGTCAGTGCGCTTCTCACTGCGATCCGAGACAGCAACAGCGGCGATGCCTCGGCTGCACACCGGGTCTCTCTGACATTCGCGATCACGTATCGCGACTGACTGGCTGAAACAGCCTCAATCACCCTCGAAAGGATCATTCAATGACCGCAAAGAAAACCGCTTCGGCGGCCTCAAAACCTGCATCCAAAGACGCTGCACCGATGGTTGTCACAGGTGTCGAACTGAAGCGCATGCCCATGGAGCAAAATAAGCCCACGCATCCCTTCGCTCTTTTCAAAGGCCCGCTGCCCAAACCGGGTGATGTTCTCGAGTTCACTCTGAAGAACGGTGTGACCTACCGGGGGAAAGTCTCCGAAGCGGTCGAGTCCGACGGCGAGGTGATGGCTGAGTTCTCCGCCCCATTGGCTGTCGTTCCGAAAGAATAGGCCTCGGCCTATAAATCCGCGCCCCTAGGCGCTTTCTCTCTATCCTGAAAGGAAACTGATATGGCGCACCAGACCGCCTCTGGGGTGACACTCGGCATTTCGGCCGCTGCACCCGCAACTCACGACATCACCGGCTTTGACGCTCTCACCTTCACTTCCGTTGGTGAAATCACGAACGTGGGTGAGTTCGGCAAGGAGTGGCAACTTGTGACTCACAACCCGCTGGCCACCCGCGGGACGAAGAAAGGCAAGGGTAGCTTCAATAACGGCACCCTGAGCCCCAGCCTCGCGCTTGACCCCGACGACGCCGGCCAAGCTGCAATGGAAACCGCTCTCGAAAGCGATGATCCTGTCTACATCGCCGTGACACTCCAAGATGGCACGATCTACTACCTTGTGGGTCTGGTCATGTCGTTCAAGCCGAGCATCGGCGGTGTCGATGACGTTGTGACGGCGACCACCTCGATTGAGATCATGCCTGACGAGATCCTGAAGAAAGCCGCAGCCTAACCTGCCGCGCGCTGATCCGTTCTCAGGAACGGTAGGGCCGGGCGGAAGGTGGTTCGTTCCCCCGGCCTGTTTGAACCACTGAACCAAAGGATGATGATATGGATTTCAACAAGTTCGACAGCGTTTCTGCCGCAGAAAAAGGCGCAGCTATGCAACTGAAAGACCCAGCCACCTTGGCGCCACTGTTCACTGAGGATGGCAAGCCTTGTGAGGTAATCCTTCTGGGTTCTGAAGCTCCGTCTGTGCGTGCAGCGATGCGCGAGCTTCAGAAGGCGCGCGCCAATTCGCAGGACGCCGAAGGTGATACGGATGACGAAGGTGTTTCGTATGACCAGATCCACGATAAGTTGGTCGAAGGGTTACTTCCCCGTGTGGTCGGTTTCAACAATGTTTTCAATGGCGATAAGCCCGCTACGAAGCGTGACGCGAAATGGTTTTTTGGCCTGAACCGATTCAACGGTCAGGAGGGCGAAAAGTCATTTGCCGAACAGGCCGCTGAGTTCTCCGCTAAGCGCGGCGGCTACTTGGGAAACGCCTCCGCCGGCTGACGCTTTACGCAGCCCAGGCCGGGTTCCTTGCAGCAAGGCCTGAAGAATGGAAAACCAGCCGCTTCAAGCTCTGGCAGAGAGAGGGGATCGACCTCGCATTGCCCGATGTCTCCGGGGTCGAATACCTTCTGGACATCATGGCTCCAGAGGGTATCGGCTGGTGCACCTTTGACCACATGGGGGGCGCGCAGCCGATTGAATGGTCCGAGATCCGGTCGTTCTCGAAAGAGGCAGGCATATACCTGGAGCCTTGGGAGTCTAGCCAGCTGCGGGCGATGAGTGTTGCCTACGTCAACGGACTGGCGCGGGGCAGGGAGCCGATGAAGGTCTCCCCGGCATATGATGACAGACCGGATGAAGATCCGGGCGTGGCGCTGGAGCAAAAGAGACTGTCTGACAACCTGGGCGCAGCGCTTTCAGCACTCGCGGGTTAGTTCCAGTGTTGCTGTCACCCTAGCTCTTGAGGTCGAATGACTTCCGCCGCGACCGTCGGCACAGAGTACTCAACCGTCGGCTTTAACTCGCTACCAGGCGGCCTATCTTTAGGTGTTTTCATTCTCGTTGGCCTTCGGAGCATTTAGAATGCACCTCTGCTCAGGCGCGACAGAATCCCTGATTTGCTTGAGTAGGGAAATGACTTCTGCGGCTGCTAAAAAGACCAAGCCTCCGCCGATAAGGCCTGCGCCGAAAAGAGCCAAGCTTAACTCTAGTTTGGAAAGAGCGAACAGGGCGAACCCGCCTCCAACAACGATCGTAATTACTCCAAGCGCGTTGAAAACCCCGTTCAATTTACTTTCCTCACAATAACAACCTCTTGAATCCAATTCGAGAGGATCTTTCCACGTTCTCTCTCACTGGATCAACCCTCATGTCTGTAATCCCAGTTGGCGCGCTACATGCCGAAGCATCGATGGAAACAGCCTCGTTTGAGGCCGGTAGTGCGAGAGCGCGCAAGGCACTCGGTTATCTTCGTGGTGGGTTTGAGGAGACCAGCCGAGATGCATTGCGCCACGCCGAGGGGATGGCGCGGTCTTGGGATGATGGTTTCAAGAAAGCAGCTTCGGCAGCACAGAAGCAAATCGATGCGCTGACAGGTGTGGAACGGGCGTCCAACTCGGCTTCGGCTTCTGCAAAGCTGTGGGCAGGGCAATTGGATCGGCAAGCCAAATCCTTTGATCGGCTGCGCTCAACGCTCGATCCTGTCTACGCTTCATCCAAACGGTATGAGGCTGCGGTACAGCAGGCTGAAAATGCTGTGCGTTCCGGTATCGTCACGCAGCAAGAAGCAAACCGCGTCATGCAGCTGGCAGAGCAGCGATATTTGGGCACTTCGTCAGCGGCCGATAAGGCTTCCACGCCAACGAGAGGCTTTCTTGGGCTGTTTTCCAAGGAGCGAAGCCATGATCTGAGGCAGATTGGCCTTCAGCTGAGCCAGGTGGGCCAACAAGGATCTGTTACTGGCGACTATCTCGGAGCGGCTGCAATTCAGGCTGCCGATATTGGCGCCATGTTCGGGATTGCCGGTATTGCAGCCGGTACCCTCATCAGCGTGCTGGGGCCAATGGCTGTTGGGCTACTCGAGGTAGGTGATGCTTCAAGGGAAATGGAGGAACAGTCTCGCCTGAATTCTGAAGCGATGGGCGAGCTTGTTGGGGCGCTCGACGATTACACGCTGTATGCTGACGCCGCGCGTCGTGGAACTCTGGAGCTAATAGAAGAGTTTGGCATCTTTGCTGCGGACGTCAAAGAGACCTACGAGTATCTCTCTGGAGTCTCGATAAAGCGCGCACTGGATGGTTTGCAAACTGAGAACTTTGATCTTTTTGCGAACCTGAGTGATGCTGCATCTGCCATTTCTGCCATGGAAGATGCACTTGCCGCGTTGGAGCGAAACAAGTCGATCGGAGCCACCTCTGAACAGATCCAAACATTCAAGGAGAACTTCGAGGCACTTGAAGAGGATGCTTATGTCGCCGCTCAAGCCGTCGGGCTGATGCCCGAAGAAATTCGCGCTATCAAGGCAGGCTTTGACGAGCTTCGTGGAGCACAGGCGCTTGAGGACATCCAAAGAGAGTCTAAAGAAGCCCTAGATATCATTCGAGAGTTCTACCCTGAGGGACAAAAGCTGCCTTCAGCTTTGACAGATGCAGTAGTTCAGCTGGAGGCCATCATTACGGCATCCAGCAGGGCGGTGTCCGACACCGAGGAGGCCACCTCTCAGACGATACGCTGGGCCGACGCCATGATGGGTGTCAACTCTGAGATCCAAGCGATCATGTCGTCACTGTCTGCAATCGGCGGCGGCATGCTCTCTAACGCGGCGAAGTTCGTGGAAATCGAAGCGCTGCAATCCGGTAAGTCGATCAAGGCAGCGCGCCAAGAGGCCGAGCTATTCAATCGAGAGACCGATTGGAACGCCCGCTCGCAAGGTGCGAATGTTTTTGAGCTGATGGCGATTGAGGCTGAGAGATGGGTTTTCCGCTCGGGACAGGCTGCGGATATCATGCTGGATAAAGAGCGCGAAGCCGCTCGCGAGAGAGAGCGTGCACTGAACAAGGTGTCCTCTGCCAGCGGCAAGTCCACCAAGGCGCTTGAAAACGAGCTTAAGGCTCTCAAAGCATCTCTCGACCCAATGGAGGCTTATCGGCAAGAGCTGGAAAAACTGGCTAGGTTCCAAGGTGTTTTGTCCGAGGATGAAATGGCGCGCGCGATGCGCAACCTCAACGTTGAACTGGCAGACTCCTTGCCGCTGGTTGGTGATCTAACGGACGGCCTCGTGGATGGCCTGTTCAACGGCTTCACCGACGGTCTCGAAGCTATCCTCAACGGGTTTGAAGACTGGCTCAAGCAGATGATCTCAGTGGCACTGAAAAACGAGATCGTCGTTCCGTTCATGGCCGCGTTCAGCGGTGGCGGGGCCGTGGCCGGTGGGGTCGCTCAGGCCGCGGCCGGTGGCGGTAGTGGCCTGCTTGGCAACGTCCTCGGTTTGGGCAGTGGTGGTGCATTTAGCGGTGCAGTGAGTGGAATTTCCTCGGGCCTTGGCGGCGTGCTATCAGGTGGTGGCCTTGGGTCCAGTTTTGCGAACCTGGGTGGTCTGGTGACCGGTTCTGTGGGCGGCTGGGGCGCAGTGGGCGCGGCGCTGCCCGCTCTGGGCGCTGTTGCCGCAGCGGTGAGCTTCTTCACCACCAAAACCAAGCACTTGGATAACGGCCTTCGCGTGACCGCCGATAATATGGGCACCTTGGTTGAAGAGTTCGACAAGGTGCAGAAGTCCCGCTTCTGGGGGCTCTCCAAAAAGGTCAGCCTCACCTTTGAGGAGGCCGATGAGGCTACGGCTGCGCCCATCCGCAAGTCCATTGAAGACATCACCACCTCGATTGGGGCTGCCGGTGCGCGGCTTGGTCTCACCGCTGATAATTTCTCCAGCTGGTCCACGCAGATCCAGGTCAGCCTCAAGGGGCTGGATGAGGCGGCGCGCAATGCTGAGATCCAGCGCATCTTCGATACCGTCGCCGATCAGTTCTCCTACGCGGCATTGGGGTCGTTCAATGAGGCCATGGGTGGCAGGCTAATCCGCGAAGGCGAAGACGCCGCTGCCACGCTGGATGCGCTTGTTTCCTCGATCACCTCGGCCAATCAGGCCATGGACCTGCTCAATGGGGCGATGTTTGAGACTTCGGTCTACGGCGCAGACTTGGCGCGGCAACTGATCGATGCAGCGGGTGGCCTTGATACCTTCAATGCTTCGGTCAACAGCTACTTCACCAACTTCTATTCACAGGAAGAGCTGCTGACATCGCGCACAGGCTTGCTGGCCGATCAATTCGAGGCCTTGAATGTCGCCATGCCGGCCACCAAAGAGGCCTTCCGCGATCTGGTCGAGGCGCAGGATCTCAGCACAGAAGAGGGCAGGGCGCTATATGCTGGTTTGCTTAACCTGTCCGGTGAGTTCGCCAATCTGAGCCAGCTTTCGGAAGAGCTGTATGGCTCTGCTTCGCTTGCTGCCAGCGGCATCTCTGCACTGGTGCGCTCCTTCTCCAGTGACGTCTTGGGGGCGGAGGATGAACTCGCTGATGCGCAGGCCACAGCACTGGTCGAGTACAACAACGTGATGCGGATCATGGATCTGCAGATCCGATCGGCACAAAGCGCGCGTGACTCGATCAAAGGCATCTTCGATATCCTCTCGGATGGGCTGGGCGCCCGCACACCGCTTGAGCGTGAGGCGCAGCGCCTGCAGCGCGAACGGCTGAAGGCGGAGCTTTCTGCCGGCATCGATGACCCACAGCGGCTGAGAGAGGTCGTGCAGGGCTTGAACGCGCCGGCAGAGCAGTTCTTCAGCACATACGCGGACTTCGCCTATGATTACGCCAGAACAAGCGCCCTCATGGATGAGCAGAAGGGAATCGCAGAGGAACAGCTCACAGAGGCAGAGCAGCAACTCCGCGCACTGGAAAACCAGAAGCGCGCGATCGAGGAACTCTATGGGCCACTGCTCGGGATCGACCAGAACACCGACAACCTGGAAGAGGCCATGGAGCGCTTGGAGACTGCCATGCTTGGCGTCGAGGCTGCCATGCTGCGGGTCGAGGACTCGATGTATGCGCTTGCTCAGGCCCTGCTCTCTGCAGTCTCGGGCATCGGGGGTACGGGCGGACTGATGGGGATGGGGCCGGACGCCTTCGACCAGTTAAGCTTTGACCGCACCAATGGCATTCTGAGCGAGAAAGGCGCGGGCGTGCTTGACGGCGTAGCCGCGCAGATCAACGGCCTTTACCAAGACGTCTTTGGCCGGAATGTCGATGTGGCTGGCTTGGACTTCTACGGCGACCTTCTGCAATCCGGACAGGTCAAGGCTGGCCGCATCCAGTACGATCTGATGACCTCGGGCGAGGCTCGGACGGGGGTGACACCGGGCTTTGGCAACATCGGCTCTGCAGCGCAGCCTGTCGATCCGGTTGAGGCACTGTATGGCTCTATGCTGGGCCGTGCGGCAGATCCAGCGGGTGTCGAATTCTGGAAGTCTACGGGCCTGCAGGGCGAGGCGCTTATCAACGCATTCCGAGATGGGGCGCTGGCCGCTGGAGACACTCCCAGCTTTGATGGTGGTGGTTACACCGGCAGCGGACCGCGTGTTGGCGGCCTTGATGGAAAGGGCGGCTTCCTCGCAATGCTGCATCCTCGTGAGACAGTTATCGATCACACGCGCACCAACCGTTCGGGTGGCCAAGCCGAGGGGGATAGCAGCGCAGTGGTTCAGGAATTGCGCAAGATCGGTGATCGGCTGGCAGTTCTGGAATCCCATGCGCGCGCAACGACTTACAACACAGGCAAGTCGATGCGAACGCACACCAAATGGGACAGAGATGGTGTGCCGAAGGAGCGGACTTAATGAGCCTGAGAATGATCGAGCCAGAGACGATTGACGACGCCGCATTTGTGTCTTCGACCGTTCCCGAAACTGACGCGCCCGTCTGGAATGCATCAACTGACTATCCGTTCTCTGATCCGGACAACCCAGAAGAGGTGATTGTCGAAGAGGGGCAACATGCCATTTACCGCGCTGTCTCTGCCTCGGGGCCCAGCCATGGTGGCGCAGTCGATCCTGCCACCGACACGGGGAACACCAAATGGGTGAAAATCCGCTCTACCAACCGTTGGCGGGTCTTCGATGAGTATATCGGCGACCCGAGTGTCCAGGCAAATAGCGCGCAGTGGGTGATAACCGCGCCCAACGTGATCGACAGTGTGGCTTTGTTCGGGCTCTACGCCCTGTCGGTGACGGTCCTTGTTCGCGACAGTGGTGGGGCCGAGGTCTACAATCAGACATACTCACTGCAGGATGAGAACAGTGTGGTTGATCTCTACACCTACCTCACAAGTCCGATCATCCTCAGTGACCGCTTGGTCATCGCAGATATTCCGCCCTATGCGGGTGCAGAAGTGACGGTTACTGCGGAGGCACCCGGAGAGGACGTAGAGGTCGGGCAGATCGTGATCGGCCGGAAAGAAGAGATCGGCGTCACGATTGATGAGATCCCGCTATCGATCCAGGACTTCTCCCGCAAAGAGCGCGACTCTGATTTTGGTCGGGTGTCGCTGTTGGAGAAGGACTTTGCAGACGAAATGCCCGTCGCATTTGTCTTCCCGACCTCGCGCGCTTCCTACCTAAAAAGTCGTCTGGCAAGCCGTCGCGCCAAATTGACGGTCTACAGCAGCGACGGGCCGTACAAGGCCAATGAGTTTTCCGTCTACGGATTTTACCAGTCCTTTCAAGTCGTTCCCCGCATCGGGAGCGTTTCGGAAGGCATTCTCGAACTGGAGAGTATCACATGAGCGATCCGACGATCACACCGCCACCAGATGCACCATCGCGTCAGCAGCCTTCTACCTTCTCTGCGCGGGGGGATGCGTTCTTTGCCTGGATGGTCACATTTGCTGCTGAGGTAACAACTGTCATTTCGTGGGTCTCAGAAAAGGTCACCGAAATCGCGGGCAGTGTCAGTGCTGCGTCTGGCAGTGCTGCTGCGGCTGCGGGTAGCGCCTCGGAAGCCGCACAGTCTGAACTGATTGCATCGGGCGCGGCGAACTATCGGGGCGACTATGATGCTGGTACGCTGTACGCGGTGGGCGAGAGCGTGTCTTACACGGGCAGCGTATTCGTCAAGAAGACCACTGCGCCCGCTGGAACAACCCCGGTTGACGGGACGGATTGGCTGGAGCTGGGGGGCGGTGGTGCTGCGGACTTCCAAGAGTTCACGTCAAGCGGTACGTGGACAAAGCCAGATGGGGCCACGTTTGTTCGTGTTGAGGTTGTTGGCGGTGGCGGCGGTGGCGGCAATATCACATCAAGCGGAAATGCTGGCGGCGGAGGTGGGGGTGAGGGGAGCCTAGGTTTGTTCTTGGCATCATCTCTTGGCTCGACCGAGACCGTAACAATTGGCGCTGGGGGTGCTGGTGCGCCCAGTGGTTCAACTGGTGATGCGTCGGTTGGCGGTGATAGCTCGTTTGGCTCTCATTTGATTGGCAGGGGTGGTGGCCTTGGTACGACTGGAAGTGTCAGCCCGTTCAGTAATGAGTGCGCTTCAGGGTCGGGTACGCAAGCCGTATACGTAACATCGACTGAGGCCCCGGGGCAGGGTGGATTTTCAGGTGGATCTGGGTCAATGGGGTACAACGGAGGCGGTGCTGTTATTGGCGGCGGTGGCGGTGGTGGATCACGGTCTTCGCAAGCTGGATCTGGAGGGGTATCGCAACTCGCGGGTAATGGCGGGGATGGGTCTGGCGCGGCATCCACTAAGGGCGGTGACGGACAATCACCGGGTGGAGGTGGAGGCGCGTCGTCTAATGATGGCGGGGGCGGCGACGGCGGCGATGGTCGTGTTCGGGTATGGAGTTGGTAATCATGAAATACGCAATCATTGAAAACGGTGTTGTAGTGAACATCGCAAAGGCCGATGCGCCACTTGCGTATAACTGGGTTGGTGCGGGAGGTGCGCGCATTGGGGATCTTTGGGACGGGCAGGCGTTCACGCCCCCTGCGCCGCCCCCACCAACAACCGATGATGTAAACGCCGAACGCGCCCGACGCCTCGTAGCGGGCACGACTGTCACTGTCACCGGCCACGGCCCTGTGGCCCTCTCTGGGCGCGACGAAGACACGCGCAACCTGCAGGGCCTTGCCTTCGCTGCGCAGCTTCGACTCTCCCAAGGCGATACAACACACCAGACCACCTTCAGGGACGCTGAGAACGCCGACCACGTTCTGACGCCCGCACAGGTGCTTGAAATGTGGTCCTTGGGCTCTGCCTGGATCGAACAGGTCTATGCCGCGAGTTGGGCGCTGAAGGACACGCAAGGCGGCATCCCGGCAGACTACGCCAATGACGGGTATTGGCCGCAGTAACTGGTACATCCGCCACGGGGACGGATACTTCACCACAACTGAACTCGCATGGGAGATTGGAGCCAAGGGCTCCGGTCTCTTTATTTACGTGCCTCCGGGCTTTGCCTTTGACGTCTCGATTCCTCGCTGGGCCGGGTGGATCTTCGACCGGCACGATCCCCGCTATCTGAAAGCTGCTGCGCTGCATGATTACGCCCTCCACCGGCTCGGTTGGGGGCGGGTCAGCGCGGCTGCACCCTTTTCCGAAGCGCTGCGCGCCGCTGGCGTCTCGCGCATCCGCAGGCTGGCAATGGTTCTGGCCGTCACTATCCACAAATGGAGATGAGCAACCGTGAAAGACCTGCTGTTTGCGATTGAATTCTGGCTGGCTATGGCGGCGGCAATCCTGCTGAAGCTGCGCGCCTCGCCCCAAATCACCCTATTCGGGGCTATCACCACCACCGCGTCAGCGATCTGCTGCGCTCTGGTGTTCACTGAGCCGCTTATGGATTGGCTGGAGCTTGATGGCGAGGTCTACACCTACGCAGTTTGCGCTCTGATCGCGCTGACCGGTGAGCATATCGCCCGACAGATCCTGTCTCTTGGCATTGAGGATGCCGTCCGACTTCTGCGGGGGAACAAGAAATGACGTGGGGCAAGTTTATCGTCGGGGCTTGGGGCGCCGTGCTTGCGCTGAGCCTTATGACCAGTGCGCTACCCGCGAGCTGGTGGTTTCAGGCTGGGGAGGTGCGCGTTGCCGACGCTGCATCCGGCGAGTGTCCGGAAATGCAGTTTGATCGCGAGATCAACCGGCCATTTAAGGCCGCCTGGACCGTTACCATCATGGGGCGCGCATCCTATGGTTGGGCCACCTATCGCACCTTTCAGGGCGCCAATGACTATCGGCCGGAAAACCAGCTGCCGGACAAGCTCGACCTCTGTTGGTGGACGTGGGCGGATCCGCTCCTCCTGCCACCGGGGGAATACCGTGTGAACACTCTCTGGCGCATCCATCCGACGCAGGGCAGGGCACGCGAGATCAGGCGCACCAGCAACACATTCACGATCAGCGGAGGCTAGAATGCAGAAGAACTTCGACCGAAGCCTTGATTGGGTTCTGGCCCATGAAGGCGGTTATGTGAACCACCCCAAGGATCCGGGGGGAGCAACGAATATGGGCGTCACCCAGCGCACATATGATGCCGATCTGCGGCGTCGTCAGCTGTCATCTCGCAGCGTGAAACTGATCACCATGGAAGAAGTGAAGGCGATCTATCGCAGCCAATACTGGGACAAGGTGGGTGGCGATGAGCTTCCCGGGGGCTTGGACTACTGCGTCTTTGACTTCGCGGTAAACAGCGGTGTTTCGCGCGCTGTGAAGTTCATGCAGCGCCAGCTGGGCGTCAAGGCTGATGGGATTGTCGGGGTGAACACCATGGAAGCCGTAGACCGCGCGGACGTCGAAGGGTTGATCCAGTCTATCTGTCAGGCTCGGTTCTCCTGGCTGAAGAAGCTGCGCCACTGGGGCACGTTTGGCCGCGGCTGGACACGCCGGGTGATGGGGGAAAGCCTCGGCGTTCAGGCGCGCGACACCGGCGTGATCGATCGCGCTGTCTACCTCCATCGTGAACTTGCCGTCATTCACGCGCCGTCCTATCGCGAGGATGGTTCGGGGGCCCGCGCCGAAGACGGTGAACGGAGCCTGTCTGCCACGGTCAAGGAGTTGATCACGTCTGGTAAGGGGTGGACCAATGGCGGCGCTTTGGGCGGCGGCGCAATCGCCCTCACACAGCTTCAAGGCCCTGTTGCCTACGCCTTGGCCGCTGTGCTTCTGATTGCTGCTGTGACCGCCGCTCTGTACTTCCTGCGCTCGCAGGAGGCTGCGGCATGACCGGCTTGATCGCATTCCTCATGCGCATGGGGTTCGGCGGTATGGTGGACAAAGCCATCAGCCATTTGGAGCGCCGCGCTGAGCTTCAAAACGACCGCGAGAAGCTCAGGAGCCAAACGACTGTAGAGCTGGCCCGTGAGGCCGTGAAAGAAGCCCAGATCATGGCCGACTACAATCGCGCCAAGCTCGCTTTTCCGTGGTTTTGGCTGTTCGCTGCGCTCTTCCTCGTACCCTTGGCCGCATGGTGGAGCGCAGTCATTCTCGACAGCATCTTCGGATTCACTTGGTCTGTCGCAGATCTGCCAACCCCGCAAATGCAGGAGTGGGCCGGGGATATGATCCGGTGGCTATTCTATGTCGGCACGGGCGTCGGAGCGCTCAAGTCGCTTCGATGAAGCTGGCATAACCTCAAAGACGAAAGCCCCGCCATCGAGCGGGGCTTTTTCGTTTCTGGGGCGGCCTAACTTGCGATGTCTCTATTTTGGTGGCTTTTTGAGAGCATTGCCGTGAACTACAACGATACCGTGTTTGTGTTCAATGGCGTCGACAGACTCGCTTGGCATGGGTTTGATTGGGAAGAGGGTGCTTGGTTCGTTGCTCACCCTCAGAATTCATTGGAGTGATTTTTCGTGACCGAATTTTTTGCAAATGTTGGTGTTGTGCTGTCGGCAATTGGACAGGGTTTAAAGGAAGATCCAGCTAAGTTTCAGCACCTAATTGGTGGGGGCTTAGCGTTTTTTGGTGTCTTGCTGACGGTGTGGACAACAGGCCGACGTCTCCGAGAGCAGCTCGCTCACGCTACGCAGCTGGATAAAGCACGTCATGAAAGGGACTTAGAGGTCAAGCGTCGTTCCTTGAAGGGAGCACTTTCTGCTGAACTTTCAGTTATCTCAGGCTTCCTAAGAGACGAAGATATCCAACTGCGTAAGTGGATCACCCCTGACTGGAAGACCATTGAAGAATTGCGCGTCGAACCTGACGAGGCAATCGATCTCGAACTGCTAGTACCAGAAGTTAAGAAGACCGACACGCTCAATAGACCTGAAGCCCCTTACAGGTTCTCTATGCCTGAGAGGGACGAAATCTATAGCGCGCTCGTAGGTGAACTTGCGGTTCTAAGTGTAGAAGAAATTCAGACAATCATCGTCGCATACGACAAGTTTCAGTCATTTAAAAGCTGGGTTAAAGAACATTGTGATGACCAGGTCGAGCAGACAAACGTCTATATTTTTTCGAAGGGAAAAGACCTGTGTTCTCTCCAAGCTCAAATTGAAGATGCCAAGACGGAACTAGACTGGTACTTGAGTACGCTGCTAGATGAGATTACTTTGAAGGAGCCGGCATCTAGCAGCGCATCAAAATGGTGTAGTTTTGTATCCCCAAGCTACTTGGTATTACTTGGTGCGAGCTTTTTGTTTGGATTTTGGGTCAATAGTTCAACTGTTGAGAATGAACCGACAAGCACTAATGAGACTAAGTCGATTAAATCGAAATAG